GCTGATTTCTACTTTCGGCTGAGGAGTCGAAATAGAAGAAGACAACTTAGAAGTCAACTGAGTCAAAACATTGTACCCATAATCTTGGGCGTAAACCATGGCCATTTTATTGGGCAAGCTCAACCCCCTAAGGAGGAGCGATTGGTTTAAATCTAGGTTTGTAACTGGACTTGCCATTTCTTAAATTTTTATCTTTTTTTAGCGTTTAGGTAGGCGTTGAACGCATCGTCGGCTCCAGTGTTTTTCATACCCGGGTTACCATTTGATGATCCTGCACCACTGGACGGATTTGTTGTCGCTATCAACATTTCTTTCCGGCCAGCATTTTTGGCTGCGGTAACGTTTGCACGGACGATATCTTTTCCATACAAGCGCCATAATGCAAAGTCAGCCATTAGCTCTGCATCTATAGATCCGTCGGGTCGATTCAAAGAAATCTCTTTCTTCAAGAATGTCGAGATTTTAGTGGACATTTCGTCCGTCACCTTAAATCCATACAATTCTTTACCTGAAATCTCTTTTGCAATCTGATCGACTTCTGATTCAAAACGCTGTACAGTCTGTTGGATACGATCATTCTTTTTAGCTGGCTCCTGAGTAAGTTGTTTCAACTTCGACTCGGATTGCTGTAGGAATGTGTTTCTATACTCTTGTACTAGTTTTTTGCGTTGGAATAACGACATCTGGTTGAACTCTTCAACGGCAGAAGCGTAATCGTCTCCAGTGAAACCTTCTAGTTGCTGAAGCCCCATCTCAACGATAGTGGCATCATCCATAGAAGCGTAATCTGGAACGTTCATCTCATTGATAAAGTCTTTCAGAGTCTTTCCAGACTTCTTGAATTCCTTTAGCAATTTGATATCTTCATCTTCATCTACAACCGGAGCAGGGTCTGAACCCGCTGGGGGATCAGTAACGTTCGGTGTAGGTGTAGTGGTTTTTTCGTACCATGGAATATCATCGGGATCAACAGGTGTCTCAGCAGCGGGGTCAACCGGATCACCAGTTGGTGCTGGTGGTTGAGGGTCCGCAGGTGGAGTTGGATCAGCAGGGTCAGCTACAGGAGCTGGTGGTTGAGGATCTGCAGGTGGCTGAGGATCAGCATTACCAGCACCAGAATCGTTCTGCTGTTGCTGTTGTTGCTGCTTGATTTGTTGTTCGATAGTATCGTACATAGTTTACAAAATTATGTAAAAATTTTAAAATCCAAGTGTGTTCAGAAAAATATACATTATTCTACTGGAACTTCTGCAGGTTGCCCGGTCATCTCGCTCTCTGCTGCTACAGGAGCTGCAGCTTCTGATTCAAGAGGCGCTTCGCCGGTAGGAGCAGGTGGAGCATTTTTAGCCATGTCACCAACAAACTTCAATTCAGAACGATAGTTGTTACCTTCCTGTGCAACTTGAGCTTGTTGTTGCTGCATTGCCATTTGAGCTTCCATCTGTGCAGCTTGCATGATACGAGCTTGCTCTTCCTGTTGCTTACGCTCACGATCCTTCTTGGCCATTGAGTATTCAAGTTCCTTGAGAATCTCAGTGTAAGTTCTAGCTGTTTCAATACGCAAGTAGTCTCGCATATCGATAAGTTGATTTTGCATAGCTGCCTGAGCGATTGCGAGAATACGTTCTTTTGCTTGCTCGTCAACAAAGTCTTTTACTTTGATGTAAACGCCAAAATCTTCAAACTTGAAGTCTTCGGTGATTTCCAAAAATTCTATTCCTCGGTCATCAAGAAGGCCAAGTGTATCTGTTTCCAAAGCGATCAAAGAAACTTTGTACTGGTTCAGGGCATACTGCAGGTCATTTTCAAGGAACTGGATGAAGCCTTGATACAAATAGGAAGTACCCAAGTTTGATTGGGCGATTGAACCTGCTTGAGTTTTGGCTCCAAGGTATCCTTGCTGTTGGCCCATGGCTACCTTGGGAACGTTGACAATCTCTTCCATAATACGTTCTTCTTCTCTGCGAAGAGTAATCATCATGTTGACGTTTGGATCTAGAGTCATGTCAACTACTTCGACAACCTTATTGTAATCAGCGTTGTTGAAATCCTCACCGGTCATGTTGCCATCGGTGATGTGAATCCCCATCCTTTCGAAATCGTTTAGGATTTCTTGAGAAGTTGCGGAGCCAAGTTTATGTTTGTTCAAAACGAAAACCTTGCCTTTGGCACGGTCAGTCATCTTGGTGATTTCGTAAGTAAGATAGTCAATTCTATCTTGGTGCTTGTGAAGACGAGAAGCGATAGAACGTGTTTCGCCCATAACCATGTTTGGAAGAAATACTGAAATCGGCAGCTGAACTTCACGTGGATCATCGGACCTGCGAACAATGTTCGTGGTTTCACCGTAGTCAACCACATATTTGTTGGCAATCAAAGTTCCTTTGTAAACAGTTTTGATCCAGTACTTGGAGTTTTGGCGGGTTCTCATTTTTGAGAAGTGCTCATTTCCGTACTGGTCTTTTACTTGTTCGTAACGGAGTTCTTTGTAGCCAACCCAATAACCTGTAACACAAGCTATCTTCGGAACTCCAGAGTAGTTGTACCACCAACGAAGTTTGTTGGAAGTGATGTACTCTTCACCCAACATCTTGTCCATGGTTTGGGTGTTGACGCTTTTGATTTCGTCGATTTCTTGGGGGGTCAGATATTCCAAAAACTCAGGACGAGACAAAATTTCACCGGGAGTAAGCCAGTCAATTTTACCTACGTAGTGAGCCCTACTGTTAAAATCATCATCTACTGAGTTGTCCCAAATCAAGTTGTACGGTAGAATGATTTCTTTATACTGCCTTCCATTCTTGATTGAGTTTTCAATTCCGCAAACACCACCAAGCAAAAGATACAAAAATGATTGTTTGTACTTTTCGATGAAGCGGTTCCTGTAGAGAATATCATTAGCCAAACGTTGAGCAATCACTTCTGCGTACTCTTTGTAGTCATACAGCATGAAGCGCTCCAAGTCTTCTGGAGTTTCGAATTGTTCTACTCCTGTTGGATTGAACTCAACTCCGTCTTGGCTCATGCGTTCAAAAATCTCTTGGTACTTGATCTTCACCATGCCCATGGCAAGCATCATGTTCTTTTTTGAAACTAGGGCCTCAGATGTACCTTTGACAGACGGTTCAATGTTTTCAATCATCTTGATAGCATTACCTATCATGAAATCAATCATTGAAGTTAACTTCTGTCCATTAATCCAGACAGTAGGTAAATCACAGTTGTTTTCGTCTTTAGTCTTGTAGTAGTAATCTTTGTTTTCTTGTTTACCCAAATAGTAAGTAAACATTCGTAGCATTTCATCTACAGGCTTTTCATATGTTGCAGTGTTCTGATACCCCAACATATTCTGCTGTGTGTTGTACTTTTCAGCAACGTAGCGCAGCGAATCCTTATACCATTCAGCATCTTTTTGGTTTTCTGGTATAAATTGATTGGGTTGGTCTCTTAGAGCAATCATTGAATTTTTGCGAAATTTACACAAATATAGTTAAACTAAAATAAGAAACGTCTTATTTTACTATAAGAGTACTAAAGTTAAATAATGATTTGCTTGGCACTGAGGATATGCGTGAGCTATCCCAAAAAGGGTGCTCACCATAAAAGACTTGCTCGTTTACTGTCTTCAATGACTGATGTGGAACATGCAAGCCCATCAGCTTGGAATCAACTGTCGAAGGTTGCACCCTCCGTCCGGTCCTGCGAATCATTCCTTAGTGCCATCGCTGTGCTGTGCCGGAATCCCATGGTAGCACACAACCCTAAAACGCCACCGTCTTTTCACCGACCGTCATAGGGGGGTACAAATGTAAAACTCTTTTTTAAAAATCAAAATGTGCTCAGCATATTTTTTGAAATGAGATATTCCAAATCGTGGAAAAGCAAATCCCATGGATTGATGTTCAGGCCAAACCCAAAGTCAATTGCAAAGGACATGATGTTATCGGTACGATAGTATTCCGGGGTGAGCAAATCTTTGTTCTTGTAGACAGATTCCAATCCCCCGGACTTGCGTCTAATTTCTGCAGCCAGATCGTTCAGCGTCATGTTTCGCTTCTTCAAGATGTAATTTAGATTCTTCACTAGTATTTTGGCTAGGCTACTTATCTTGAGTTCTCTTTGGTCGTAGTAGTAGCTTTTCAGCAACTCTTGGATTCTACGATCTTCTAGAAATTTTGGACCGCCCTCTTGTTGGATGTTGATAATTTCCTGCTGGATTTCGTCAATTGTCAGTTGCCTTTTTAAAATTCTCATATATCTTTGCTCTATTCGTTTTTACGGACACAAAAATAGGAAACCTAAAATTAAAATATATGGCACTAGGAAACAACTCGTCTGCAGTATTTGTAGACTTGCGTAACGGAAAAGTAATGCGTTACAGCAAAACAAACGAAATCGGAACCTTCCCGATTGTAAATTCAAAAGGTGAAACCCGCTACTACTTCATGTATGATTACATTGAAGGCCACGTTACAAACTTCAGCACAAGAGAAGAAGAAATCGCTGGCAAGGTTAAGTTGAAATTTCAAGTTCATCTTACTGACCAAGGAGAGAATTACATTTTGAAGATGGATGTTGATTCATCGTATTTCAGAATGTTCTGCTGCGTACTTCCAAACATTGATTGGAACTACCCTGTGCGTTTTATTCCTCGCATGAAGGAAGAGAACGGAGTTAAGAAAAGCTCTTTGATCGTGGTAAACAATGGCAACCCCATGAAGTTTGCTTTCACCAAAGACAATCCTAACGGAAAGCCTGATGTAACTTTCACCAAGAACAAGAAAGGTGAGATCATCGACATTGACCGTGAAGAAGAGCAGAAGTTTTTCTTCGCCTTGATTGCTAAAGCCAAGTCTCAGCTGGTACATCCAGCGGTTGCACAAGATGCACCTAGTGGATCAGCGCCGAAAAACGGCATAATCAAGAGTCGAGCTTCCCACGATGAAGCAACAGAGGACACCTTTGGTTCAGAACCATTCACAGAAGACGACGGCTTACCTTGGTAATCAAAACTTATGTCAAAAATAGCTAACCCTGCGTTAGCTCAAGTGATTGCTGACGGTCTTGTAAAGCCAGCCAGCGAACTCAAGTCAAAGAAAAACCCTAAGAAAGTAGCAACTGAAGAAAACTCAGTTGCTGCTCTTCCCGGGGGTGATGCTTTGGCCAAGGTTGAGAAGAAAACACTTGAGCACATCCAACATCATTACGATAAGGACGCAAAAATTCAAAAGCAGTCTTGCATGAAAGCAGCTGCATCCGTGTACAATCCTCCTTTTGGCGAAGACCCTGATCTTATTGCCAGTAAGGTTATTCAAATTGCAGAAAAACTATTCCAATGGGTGAACTCAAATTAATCAACATAGACAAGGACACCAATCTTGATGAGTGGCTGGCCTTCAGAACAAACGGCCTTGGGGCTTCGGACATAGGGACTTTGATGGGATTGAATCCCTACAAGTCCAAGATAGAACTCTTCTATCAAAAACTAGGGCTCATACCAATCAAGCAAGACGAAAACATTCCGATGTTCTACGGAAACCGTCTGGAAGAATTTGTAGCCAACATGTGGGAGTATTACGATGGTGAGGACGCTGAGTCTGTAATCCGTAATTACAACGAGGGAACCAAGATCCGACACTGTAGATCCGTATCTGGATACATAGTTAACAGCGATTACCCCCATTTGTTTTTATCCCCGGACCGTATCATAGTGTCCTCAGAAACGGACAAACTGATCTACGGTGGAAAACTCATAAGGAAAAATTTCAAGGGTGTTCTGGAAGTAAAGACCATTAACGGATTTGCCTCTAAGCAGTGGGAAGCAGGTATCCCGCCTTCATACGTGACCCAGCTGCAGACGTACTTGTTTGGCTTGGAAATAGAATACGGTGAGATTGTCTTCTTGGAAGATGGCCGAAAGCTGTGGTCTATTCCCATGGAGTTGAACATTAATCTTCGTGACCAGATTGTTTCTACCATGAATGAGTTCATGGACCGTATTGCAGCAGCAAAGGCCGACATTGAAAACGTTCACCTGTATGAACCTGAGCCAGATGGAACTGAAGCTTTCGAAAAATTCTTGAACAGCAAGTATTCTGACAGTGAGTCCAAGACTCTGCAGGGAACCGATGAGATGTTCCAGATAGCAGTTCGCCATAAAGTACTGAGCAGTGAAATCAAGGAAATGGAAAGCCAAAGTAGAGAATGTTCGAACCTTCTCAAGAACTACATGAAAGAGCACGAAGCAATTGACTTTGGGGAAGAGAAAGGAAAAATCAGCTGGAGAACCGACAACAGAGGAATTAGATCCTTACGTAACAACATCAAACTATCAAACTAAACAACTAGAGCAGCTATGCCAAAAAAATATCAAGACGTTCCACCTGCGGTAAGAAAAGTCTTATCCATGCGTGATGAAGTTGAATATCATCTTTCACGAGAGAACAGAACCGTTGAACAAGAGTTCACATTGATCATAAACAAAGAATCGAAATTACCCAAGCGTTTGCGTGATTTCATTCTTGACTACTTTGAGGTACAGGAAAGCGAGCAGGTAGATGGAGAATTATGAGTAAGAAAACAAAGCTCTACATTATGTTTGCACTGGCAGTGCTGAGCACACTGGTAACACCCCTGCTGGCAAGATGGTATCAAGCACACACCGGTATTTATCCAGTACCTACCTACTTTGTATTATGGATTGGCTGGGGGGTAATTCTTATATCCATTATCACAGATGATTTTGATGATTTTAAAAACCAAGAATGGTAATTCTTATATCCATTATCACAGATGATTTTGATGATTTTAAAAACCAAGAATTCAACTAACAATGAAAAAACTCCCCAAACTCCCCAAACCAACCACATCCCAGAAGACTCTCATAAAGTCCATATGCGATTACTTCTACAATCAAGCTATCCGTTCCCCTTGGAGAACCGATTATATCGTCCTGAGGATGTCTGAAGAAGCCAGTAAGGATTACAACGATCTCATCTTTATCCCGAACTTCAACAATAAAGACGATTTTGAGTTCTATTCGCCCTACAAATGCAACGCCTTCGCCAGTGATGATGCAAAAATTATCACAGGATCATACGACTACCGACTTGCAAAACGACTCGGTGTGGTTTATGGCCAGCAAATGCAAAGCGTATTCTACAGCTGCTCATTAAAGTTCAAAGATGGAGAAACTGGACACCTCGGTGCGATGAGTGACGGAAACGAAAAATTTCTCAAGGGCATTAATCTGATTGCTCACCCAATCTTCAAGTTTATTCCCCCAGTTACCCCGATTTCCAACGCTTCTAAAGGGTCGATTGTAATTCACCCCTCTGCACACGCTTTATTAAAAAGCAATTTCAACAGTAGGCATGTAAACTTTAATCTCTACGTTGTTGATCTCTCGCTTTTGGTGTAAAAAAGTGTCTGTATAACTTTTTGTGGAACTTTTTTTGTCTCCACCCGGGAAAATCGGAGACCAAGTTTCTAAAAAGTTATACAAAAAGCTATACAAATACCAATTTTAAGGCCCTCTGGTAATGATCAGGGGGTCTTTTTTATTACCCCCGGGTACGTTTACCCCCCGGGGTGATGTTTGTGTGAGGGGTGGAGGTTAACGATACAAAAATCTACGTCAAATCACACAAAAAAACACCCCCCATCTTCATGCATGTGCGGGGGCGCAAAACCGTGCGTGTTCTTCGTGCGGGGTTTAGCATGCGAAATAAAAATTCGACTGACCTTCGGTCAAATGGCGGTTTATATAGGTAGAACCAACATTTGTTGGTGTCGGAAGGGGATGGATTGGGGTGGCTTTAAGGATTTGAATCGGAGATTCAGTCAGCCTAAAGAAAGAATGTTGGTGCTTCTCCTAAAATCAAACAGTTCCTGTTTGCCCTAAAAAGTGTCCAATTTTTGGGACGGCTTCACCCCTTAAGCAAAGCTTACATTGCTATTTCTCTGGCACTTAAACTCTTTAGAGTTTAGTAGGAGGTTTTCCTCACCTGTGTACACGGCTGTGTGGGCGCATATAGGGGCGCTTTTTTCGGTGTGTGGAACTGCATGGGGAAACAAGGCTTGGATACATGCCCTTGGATGTATGTCTGTCCCTATAGGTTACGCAAGAGTTAACGTAGTTAAAGGGATTTGTGGATAAGTCTTTTTACCTTTAGGTAAGTGATGTGAATAAGTGGTTCTGAGTCCCCAAGTCCCAAACCGACTAATTACTTTGGGTTTTTATAGAGTTACTACTAACCCTTGTAAAGGGTGTAGTTAGTAGTAACTCTTAATATAAAAACACAAAGTAAAATTATGAAGAACCAAACCAAACAAACCAAAATGCAGAGCATTCAAAATCAAGTTACCGAAGCAATGAAACAGAGTTTCATCGAATCGAGGAAAGTTTTTACTAAGGATGCAATCCTTAGCCATTTGGAATCTTTTGCCTCAAGAAAGACCAAGAAAGCGTGGCTATCCAAGCGCATTAACGACAGAGTCGTTTATCTACAGCTTCTAGCCCAAGCTTCAACCGAAGGTTGGAGGCACTTTTATGGTCAACCAATTCACCAAAAGTTCGTAGAACTTCAAATGGCGACTCTTCAATCTATGATTGACATTAGGCTATCTTTTGACCCAAAAAGTGAGCGTGAGTCTCTGAAAGAGACTTTCCTACGTCCTTTTTACGGTTCTGAAGCCCCAAGTCAACCGAAGGTTGTTGCTGAAAAACCAAAAGCAAGCAAGCCAGCGCCCCCTGCGAAACAACCGAAGGTTGAAAAGCCGACTGCCGAAAATCAAGTTTTACTTGAATTGACAAAATCAGTTACAGCCTTGGCAACTCAAATGGCATCTCTTACAGAGATGGTTCAAGCCAATAGCAAAGCTATTGTTGAACTTCAATCTCAACCAAAGGTTGTTGAGAAGGTTGTTCAAAAGGTTGTGAAACAACCTAAGGTTGCAGTAACTCAACCAAAGGTTGAAAGCAAGGTTGTCGTAACTCAACCGAAGGTTGTCAAGAAGAAAGAAAGCTCTCAAATCAATCTTCTTGAAGCCTTCATGAAGACCAATGCTCCAAAGGAAGAAAAGAAATCTACGATTTCTCACGAAGAGGCTTTTGAACACCGTTCTGACGTTGAAAAATCAGTTTGGAGAAAGTTTCGCATGGAGGTTAGATAACCTCCATTTTTATCAAAAGTTCACTGAATCAAAGAAAAAACACACACAAATCAAAGAAAAAACCTATGCAAAAGCAAATTATCAAGTTCGCTAAGAACATCATTGCCATTGTGGCGACAATCGCTATCGTTACTTTAGTAATCAGCACAATTCTCTGTATCATGGCAAGCCTCGTATCGCCTTTTTCATTCGTAGAATGTTTTAGAAGTGGCGGTAACCATGCTATCGTTTTCTTTACAGCCATTGTAGTAACCATTGGCGTTTTTGTAACTATCTCAAGTGAAACAAACCTTTAATTTCAAGACTATGCTTTTCAAAGAATATCAAACCATTTACACCGACTTCATTCTCGATTTTAACCGTAGGTTAGACAAAGTAACTGACAACTGGGCTATCATTGTCGACAATCATGTAAAACATGGAACAAGTTCTGAAGCCACAATCCAAGATTTTATCTTGAATCTAAGTAGCCTCAAAGTATCCTTCGACAGATATCCCGAAGATATGCACTTCAAATTCCTACAACCTAGGGTTGAAAGTATATCTTCGAAAGTCCTCTACGATATCGAAGATATTCGCCACATCGACAAAGATACTTTGGCTGATGTCGACGAACTAATCGGCGAACTTGAGTACTACACTTGGAACATCCTAGAAAATAATAACTAATCAAAGAAAAAATAAAATCATGAGTGACTATCACATCGTAAAAAACATGCTCAAAAACTTCGAGCAAATTGACAAACCACAACCAAAGGTTGACTTCGTGCCCTTTGAAGGTGACTATGTTCTGCTGACTGACGGCAAATCTGACGGCTCTGTCTATCATCACACTTCAGTTGTAGAGTTCTTAAATGCTGGCTATGTCTTGAAACCTAATCAAGAGTTTAGGCGAATGACAGAACTGACTGTCGAAGAGATGTTGTACTTTCTCGAACACCGACAAATTTAACCGAGATAGCCGAAACAACCATGCTGTTTACTCTCTCTTCCTTTTATATAACCCTGAGTTCTTACGAAGGGTTACATAAAAGGTTAGAGAGAGTTAGAATGGCTCTGAACTACCTGCGATTTGGGAAAAGGACAGAAAAGATGCTGCCGAAGGCAGAGTGAGTTTGTTTCACCCTAATTTCTATGTTCAATATGTCAACATGATTTCTGACATCGTGGACTCAATCGATAGATTGTATCATGAACAATACAGCACAGAACCATTCAAGCCAACAGAAAAGTATCCTTATTTCGAGGACGAAACCAAGTAAACCAAACCACAACACAACTCAATAAATTAAAGTAAATCTATGAAAAAATTAGCAGCATTCATCACAGCCTTGTCCTTTGCACTTTGTATCATTAGCATCAGACAATTTTCAATTGAAGGTATGGCTCATTCGGGGGTCTATCTCTACCTGTCAATCGCTACAGCGATAAGCACAGGACTTTGTCTAATCATCGCAAATGACTTGTTCAACAAGAAAGATTAACTATCTAAACTATGATTATATTCATCGAAGAAAAGTATGTTCTAGAGGTAGCCAAGAGATTCTGGCTACCTTCTGAGAACAGTCCACTGAAAGCTATGACCTATCAAGTCATTTTGAAGGACGCAAGGTCAAAAGCAGAGTTAAACAAGCAAGTACTTCTTCATGGCGACGAAATTCTAAGCCATGTCAAAGACATTCTTCCGCAGTATTTCACCCAAATCGAACAACAAATCAAAAAAGAACTAAATTTAAAGTAATCATGAAAAACCAAATCACTTTCGAAAACATCAACGTTGAAATCATTCACGAACAGTCACCCGAAAATCCAAGAACAAACGACAATCTGACCCAGTTTGCTATGTTCCATAGAAAGTACACATTACCAAACGAAATAAACATCCCAAATTACGCTGATTTCTTTGGCTCATGGGAAGAAATGCAAACTGACTTACAGTCAAATTTCAAACATGTGGTTCCTGTTTATATGCTTGACCACAGTGGGCTTGCTTTTTCTCTGAGTGACTTTAATGACCGTTGGGATTCGGGGCAAGTTGGATTCATTGTCGCCAAGGAAGGGACAGAGGAAGAGTTCATGAAAAATGCTCAGTCAGAACTTTTAACCTATGGTTATTACGTCAGCGGAGAGTGCTACGGCTTCCTAGTCTATGATTCAGAGTCAGAAGATGCGGAATCTGTTTGGGGATTCTACGGATACGACCATAAAGAAAGCGGACTCTTAGAGTCTCTGTTCCATAGCTTGCAATATAGCTTTGGTCTGACCCCCGAAATCTCAGCCAAAATCATAGAAGAAATAATCTAATCAGAACACACAACACACAATAATCACAGAAAAAATAAATTAAAAAATCATGGGACGCTATTATTCAGGAGACATCGAAGGCAAGTTTTGGTTTGCCGTACAATCAAGTAACGCTGCCGACAGATTCGGTGTACAAGGTCAAACACCCGAAATGCTTCACTACTACTTTGACAAATATGATTTGCCAAAACTTGAAGCCGAAATCCAAAGGATTGAAGAGTTTCTCGGCAAAGACAAGCAAAAGCTAGACGAATTATTCGAAACACACGGTGGTTGGAATGACAAACTGCTCAAAGAAAACAACATCACAGAAAAACAATTAAGTGAATATGCTGACCTTATCTTAGGTTACAAGATTCACAGTTCGATATTGGAAAACGGACAATGTTCTTTCGACGCTGAATTGTAACCACAAAAACCAACCAACTTAACATATTCCTTTTTATACTACCCTGATTTTATGAGGGTAGTATAAAAAGGGATATGGTAAAACAATCAAAAATCAATCAAACAAACAACATGCAAACCGAAAACGTATCAGTAGCAGAAACCAAAGTTGCCTACACAATTCCAAAAGTTATTTTGTCTGACGGCAAATCAAACTCAAAGACAAAGAAAAACATCCGCACGACCAAGATATTATATCTTGCTCCCGAAGAACAGAACAAATTGGGTGTAAATCTGTGCCCTTTTTCATCCAAAGGATGTCGTAAGTCTTGTCTATTTACAGCTGGTATGGGCGTTTATGCAAACGTCAAGAAAGCGAGGCTCAACCGAACTCACTATTATCTGCAAGATAGATTTACTTTCTTACATCAGACTGCTCTCGAAATCATTCGGTCTGCAAAAGTTCTCAAGAAATTAAACAAGCCATTGGCTATTCGTCTCAACGGCACTTCGGACATCAAGTTAGTTGAACAACTAGTCTCAGCTTACGGTGACCACATCCCGGCAAACGTAGTTTTCTATGACTACACAAAAATCCCGAAAAAAGCAGGTAACTATACGTTAAAATCAGGACATCGTTACCAAGTTGCCTTCAGTTTATCGGAAGATAATTGGGAAAGTTTTGATTGGCTCGTTAGCAACAAATTAGCTGTTGGCGCTGCTGTCTTTGCTGTCAAGAAAGACGAACCTTTGCCTGAGACTTACAAAGGAATGCCAGTTGTTGACGGCGATTCTCGAGACGATTTGATGCTCGATGTACCATTAGGTACAATCTTGGGTCTCAGAGCCAAAGGTAAAGCAATCAAGGACACATCAGGCTTCGTAATACATAACTTCTAATCACAGAAATCAAAGAAAAATCATGATAACCAAAACAAAAGCACTCGAAATCATCGACTCAGGCAAGTTCTTTTCTTGCAAGTTTGTAAAACAAAACGGAGAGGTTAGAACTCTCCGTGGCAGGACTGGTGTACGAAAGTACATCGACAAAAATGGTGTTTGCCAAACATTAAAAGGTGTGGGTATGAAATTCAAGCCTAAAGATATGGGCTACCGAGTTGTACTCGACCTTGACAAGAAAGAATATCGAATGATAAACACGATTACAATCGTGGAATTTAACAAACAACCAATCGGAAACTTCAACCTAGCAAAATAAATCTATGATAAAAGTATATTTTCAATCAATCACAGGTGGTCACTCAGAGTTAGTGGCTACCTTCAACGACGAAGAACTTTACATTAGATGCTTTCCTTTTTTAGAAAAACAAGCAGCTAAACAGGGCTGTTTTGTCACAGAGACAATTGTTCCCGAAAGCATTGATTCAATGGTCGCTGAGGATAACCAAGCCGTAGAACACACTTGTTTAAAGTGGTTCCCTGAGGATTTCCATGGCTCTCATGAAATGATGACTGAGTTCTTTGACGAACACAACGACCAAATCATCGAGTACATCAACGAATTATTCACCGCATCAAAAACAAAATCATGAATTTAGAATCATTAACCTATCAAATCAAACGCAAAACCGATATGGTTTATGCTGACTTGTTTCCTTATCTGAAAGCAAAGTTAGCCTTAACAGGCTTAAAGGACTTCGACATCGAAGACTACTTTTCTATCTTTGATGAAGTTCGTCAGGATATCGAAAAGGAAATGGTTATTCTAACCCTTTCAACGCCGTATTCCAACAATGCTTTCGTGAACAATCAAGTGTTGTCCTTCAACCCTATTCAGATTGATATCCTCAGAGATACAATCTACAGAAGATATGCCTTCCTATACAGCGATGATTCTAAGTTCTTTGCAAGAAAGTGTGACATCACTGGAGCTTTGATGAACGAAGGTTGGGTTGTATTTGACGACGTTTACGTCGCTTCAGAGTTAGCACTCTGTAACTACCTTAGAATTCATTCTGAGGAACCCGAGGTCGATGCTCAACTGACTGATGACCAACTCAGAGATAAATACTATGAAAATGGTAGTTTCTTTTATACTGATTGGCATCACCCTACCGACATCACCTTTGCTCAATTCGAGGGGAAAACTTACCGAATCCAAGATTAAACCACAAACATTATCTATGTCTCTTTGAGTACACCCCATCTTGATGGGGGGTATACTCAAAGAGATAATAGATAACCTAACCAAAACCAACAAAACGCAAAACGCAAAACACAAAACCATGTCAATTAATCTGAAAAAATCGAACGACCTTACCGAAGGACAACAAATTCTAATCAAAGATTTAGAAACAAAGTTTATTAATCTGAATCGTAGCCGGGGAAACGATGCTGATAGTTTGTTTTCCCATGTTGTTTTACAACAGCAAACCGAAATCCAACAAGCATCTGCCGAAGTCAAAGCAATCAATGAGACTGTATTCAGTGAATTATTCGAAGAGTTTAGCCGAGTAGCAAACATTTTCACTAAGGAACTTAGCAAACTCAACATACCATTTACCATTGAGCACCCTAACGATGTTGGTTTCGGGGCTTCGATTGGAGTTGGTAACGGTTTTGGTGATGATAGTTTCTACATTACTTTTTCAAGATGCACTGAAATACGCTGGATTCACGGTGTACATTTCACGGTGCTTCTCCCACAATGGCAATACTATCTCTTTGGTAACCCTCAGAAAAAATACAACACCATTGAAGAGTTCACAAAAAATGAGTACTTCATCGAAAGAATAGGAAAACTTCACAGAAAACACAACAAGTAAAACCATGAATAAAATAGAAGAACTAGAACACCGACTTGCTATGGTCTTAGACGATATCAAAGTCATTAGAAAACACATCTTCAAACAAGATATAGCTGAAGTTTTTGAAAGGGCTACACCCCATTCTGATGAATGTTGGACACACTTCAACAACATCGAGATTGCCTGTGACCTACAAAGCGACGAAAGCCTAACTTGGAAACCATTTAACCAATCAAAGAATAATTAATCATGACACCATTAGATTTAAAACCATTAGATTTAAAACAACTCGACCGCGATTACTTTTTCGCTGTACGTCCAAAAGTACTAATGCAGGAATTAAAAGACGTATTTGGACAAGTAGAACTTGCAACTACTTCTAACGACATAGCACCTTGCTTGTTAATCGAACGCCGAGTTAGGTTGTTCTTACCTAATTCCATTCGTCAAAACGAAGAAGAAACAAACGAATACCTTGTTTGCTACGATGACGGAGAAGATACTCCCAGTGAAAACACTCAAATGTTCATGTTTGATCGATTAGATCATGCTTCAGATAAAATATTCGAACTGCTTGAGGAAATCGAACCATGGAACGCTTTAGTTCACCAACTTAGAGTTGTATCAGGAGAGGTTGCAAATCTCACCAATACAGTTGAGGAATCGGATACCTCAATCACTTTGCGAAAAATAATCAACAGAATCGAATTTAAACTACGAGGATAAAATCAGATGACACAAGAAGAAATACAACAACGTAGTGAACAGATAGCTTTGATGAAAAATTATGAAATATCTGAGAACAAAGAATGTTTTAAATTGCCTAATAAAAATGGATGGATACGTTTAGAAGAATTCTATACAGATTGGGAATGGTTGATGGAAGCTGTTACATTTTGTAAGTCCAAAATAGGTACTCCCTCCTCTGTCAAGATAGCTTGCTTGATAGCTTGCTTAAATGGTGACATAAACAAGGCACTAATGACTGCTGAAAAAGAAGCTGTCTTCATAGCAGTATCCAATTTTGCCGAACTCTATAACAAAGGAGAAATCTATGGCCAAATATAAAATAACACAGAAGGGAGACACTTTCTTTGTCTATAGAAGAGTTCTATTTTTCTTTTGGGTTTTTGAAAATCTACATGGAAATTTACATAACGCCAAGCGAGAAGTCGAATATTTAAAAACCAAAGAAAAAAGAGTACTATAAATATGGAAAACACTAATTTAGTAGGCATGAAAATCGATTACGAACAATACTTGTTCAGCCAACTTTGGGCTTGCAAGGATGAGAACTTCGCTGAGTTGCCGTATGACCAACAATGGGATGAAATCCCCGCACGTTGGAGAGACTTTGAAAAAAGTAAATTCAACAATCCTGAGCAGCCTCTGTACGATTGTATCTTGGCTTACTTCGACGCTGACGAATCCTAACCTTTACTAACTCTTACTATATATCCCCTTATTTATGAGGGGTATATAGTTAGAGGTAGTTAACAACCCAAAACAACATGAAACAAACCAAACGCAAACCATTCAGAATTTACCGGAACCTACACAAGAATTGCTTTAGCATTCAGATGTATGACCAAGCCAAGAAAGGCTACCGATTGCTTCAGCATGCTCACGATCTACTTTTGGCCAACGTCAAGACTTATGTTTCTGAAAGCGGGAGACAGCGTACTATCAGAGAACAACAGAAATGCGTTCATGCTTTTATTGAGTGTGAAACATTTATTACGTTCGAAGATATCAGCCATCTCTTGAGAGACGAACTGCAAGAACTGACCTACAACCCATACAAGGGAGACTGTTTCACAGTTGAAGGGGAACCTTTCATTCACGCTGACCTCGTTGTCTTGACTAGTTCTCCGAAGCCCAAGGCAATGATTTATCAAAAATAAATTTGGAGATTACACAAACATCACTTTAATTCGCAATATCAATACACAAAAAACGCACACTTAAAAATCGGAAAAATCATGGAAAACGCAAACACAATCAACAAAAACTCAACAATGAACACTGAACTTAACCTCGACAATTTCGAGAAGACAATGAACCTGCTCGAACGCACAGGGCTTAATTGGGAAGTCAAGAAAGAAAGACTTTACCACGACACTGGGCTTCAGACAGATTTCTACGGTATCTTTAGATACGAAAACGCAAACTCTGCAACTCCAACCACATGCTTCGGTACAGTCAAAGACAGATATCGTGTGTTCCAAAACTGGGAACTTGCCGATACAATTGTCCGAGCTACTGACGGCATCGGAATCAACACCAACCGTGGCGGTCAATTAGACCATGGCAAGAAGGTTTTCCTTCAAGCCGAGTTGCCTGATGAATATGTTGGTAAGTCGGGAGTTAAACGTTGGGTTACCGTACTCAACTCTCACGATGGCTCTTCATCTATCTCCTTTGGTTCTACCAACGAGGTAGTTATCTGCTCCAATACTTTCTACAGAGCATACAAGGACACCGAAAAGTTCCGTCACACAGAGAATTCTAAAGAACGGATCGAAGTTGCCATTCGCCAGTTTCAAGAGACTATCAAAGAAGATGAGAGAATGTTCGAGACATTTAGAAGAATGTCTGAGACCGCCCCTCATGAGAGTGTTGTTGAGGCTGTGATAAACAAGATGTTTAGCTTGGACAGCAGAAACCAAAACATCGGGGAAGTTTCTACTCGTAGAAGAAACCAACTTGCTCAGTTTGCTCAAGCCTACAACATGGAACGTGACCTCGAAGGGGATACGGTTTGGGGCTTGTTCAACGCTGTGACTCGCTACACAAATCACATGGCTATGCCGGCCAAAGCAAATAAGAATTCCTATCTAATGACAGGAACTGGCGCAGAAATAAATAACTTGGCTTACGACACCATTGTCGAGTGGCTCAACGAGAGGACTGCTAAAACATTGGTTTCGTTTTCATAATGTTTCTTTGATTAATCCCCCTCCTTCGGGAGGGGGTTACTTGGTCAGGTAGCTTTAACGGTTAAGAGCAGGTGGGGAGGGAATTGTATTGTAACCCAATCCATCGGACACAGCTAGTACAAGTAGAGTGTAAATACAGGTTCGAATCCTGTCCTGACTACAAATCTCGTTGGTATGGGGAATTTCAGCACACCCACCACGTAAAGAGAGCTGAACGGATTGAGAAGCCGTTTTGGTTGAAAAACTGAGAATATCTTGACAGCTTGGAAAGACAAGCAACATAGTCAGGTGGCGGAATTGGTAAAGCCATGGCTGGTGAAATACAGTAACCAGAGTGAAGAATAAAAAGAGTTCTTACAGGTTCGAATCCTGTCCTGACTACAACGCAGTTTTTAGAATCATTTGGTGATTCTATTCCCTGTATTTCTGCGGATACTAAATTAAAAACTACAGGGTATTTGGGGAGATGGTGTAAATGGATAAACACATCGGCAAGGGCCGGTAAGTATCTTTGATACGGCGGAAGAAGTACGGTATAAACTCCCGAGTTAATCCGCTTTGATGCAGGTTCGAATCCTGCTCTCCCCACACGATCCGAAACATGACAACGGATAGTATTCCCAATACGAAGAGAAACGGAGTGATGTCCGTATGGGAAAGTTGGTGGTAGATATGTAAATCACCCAGTTGACTGCTGAGACGGTAAGATCCCTCAAGAAGGAGAGTCAAAAAGTCTATTCCTAACCTAGCAATAGGGACAGCCACAGCACCTGTAAGTTGGATAAATCAGGGTGCTACTTGGTCATGTGGCGGAAATGGAACGCCCAACACGGCAAATGTTGGATATGCAGGTTCGAGTCCTGTCATGACCACAAAATCGGCCATAAGAGGATTGGCATTGAGTTGTTGCAACTAAACAAAATGCAAGTGGTCTACCTCACCCCGTTCAATTCAGTTTGTTCGGGGTTGCGGTGGTGAAAGACGTTCTTATAAATAGTCAGGTGGCGCAACATTAACAATAAATACCAATCATGGTTATGTTGTGTGGTGGTACTTCAAAGGTTCGAGTCCTTTCCTGACTACGCGCCTACGATTAGGTAGGAAGTTGGAATCCAAGCCAACAAGGGAAATGGCTACCTCGCCCCGTTCAATTCAGTTTGTTCGGGGTTGCGGTGGTAGAAAGACGTTCTTATAAATAGTCAGGTGGCGAAATGGTAGACGCACATTCAAATATAGTGGCACGAGGTTGAAGTAGCGAAAAGCAATACGACTACGGTAATCGTGTGTATAGGTTCGAATCCTGTCCTGACTACAAAATCCTGCCTAACCCTTCGTGGCACATGGATGGTCCATCCGCCCCGTTCAATTAAGTTTGTGCGGGGTTGTGGTGGTAGAAAATATTATGTATTACAAAATCGTAAACCAAAACAGCAAGTACTACAAAAAGCTAAAAGCACTTCTGGAGAAAGAAGAGAAAATGAAAGAGGAAAACAAGCAATTTGTAAAAGATTTAGTGCAGCTCTCATTCACCAAATTTTGGGGCATTCATGGCCAGCAAAATTATATTAGGGTAACACAGTACAGTGGTTTTGTATTTCATGAGCCTGAAAAGGTTGATCCTAAGCTATGGGTAAAGCACAAAACCATGGATGGCGTGTATGTTCCAAATAAGCGCACAAAAGCAGGTCGTGAAATAGCAGAAGCTTTAGACAATGGTATTCAAAAATCTTGGTTTGAAGAGCCTCATGATATTCTAGGTGTAAAAACACCAATAGGTGAGTTTTGTATGCCTGTGGTGCTTACATGCGGCGATGTTTTAGTCCTTCACATAGATGATAAATGCAATTTAAATAATGATGAAATTATTGAAATTACATCAAAAGAGTTTCACGATTTAACTAGACCATATGTAACATTTCGTTAACCTCTTACCACCTTCCCCACCCGCCTCGCTGTGTTTGTTCGCAGCGGGGCTGTGGTGGTGAAAAGCGACTTGATTAAATACGGTTCAGATTTCTAAATCTGCTACTTACTTACGCAAGGAAGGATACCGTAATTGATGGCATATAGTAGTGATGCCTGTTCATGTCGCAAACAACCTGTACCCTTGAGAAACTCGTATTTAAAGATAAGCAGGTTGGCTTCGAAATAAAAGAGAAGCATGGTTACTGGAAGAACGGATGCATATATGCGATATGGTTTTTACCATTGATTAATGCACAGTAAAGCATCTGTTCTTCTCTTTGAAAACAAGAAAACTAAACTATGAAAGAAATAAAAGAAGAACCTAAACAAGAAACACTTCAAGAGCTTGCTAAAAAGTATTACCCGCCATACCCTGATGGAATAATAACTAATGAAATAATAGCATTGAGAGAAGGGTTTGTAAAAGGATGTCAAGTACAATCAGATAGACTGTACAGTGAGGAAGATATGAAGGACTTTGGGAAATTTTGTGCTGAGTATGATTACAGATGTTTTGGTAGCAAAACTCAAGATGAAATGCTAAGCATTTGGCTGGAACAATACAAAAAGAAATAATATCATGAGTACAATTAAAAAAATACAAAAAGGAGTATCACTGGAAAAAGACTTCAGGGACATGGATGACATGGAAAGACGCATCTTCATTACTTACATTTCGGAGCATATGCTCCACAACAATAACCACTTCAGAGAGATGGTTGAGATACTCACACGATGGGAACACGAGAGCCCTATACCTTCTCGATTGGACTTTAAACTTCAGGAAATAATCAAATAAATTTATGAAACGTAACATTAAAACTCTAGTAATTCATCCGAAGGATCACACAACGGATTTCTTAAGCGTAATTTATGCTGACTTGGACTGCACTGTTGTTAGTGCTGACACCTCAGACTTCGAACTCAGAATGCTAATCAAAGCTCATGATAGAATCATCATGCTTGGCCACGGTTACCCCGGTGGTTTGTATGGCCACAACAAACTGGTCATCAACTCTAGCCATGTTGAATTGCTTCGCAATAAAAAACTGGTGGGCATTTGGTGCTTCGCCAACCTCTTCTTCGAACCCAATGGCTTGCTCGGTATCTACTCTGACATGATCATCTCTGAGATGGAAGAAGCCGAAGTGTTCGGTGTAGACTGCACCGAGGATGAGATTAACGAATCCAACTATCAGTTTGCTCTGGCAATTCGTGATGCAATCGTTGATGACTCTCCTGTAGAAACCTTCAAAAGCAACTACCGCAGTGAGAACAACCCAGTTATAAACTGGAACCAAGACAACTTCTACCATGCGTATGACCTAATCCAAATCTAACTATGAGCAAAATAACCACTATCAAAGAATTAAGAGAGGCGATTGAGAAGTTCAACGATAACGACCTCGTTGTCGTAGAAATCCACGAAGGAGTTCGCCACAACGACCTGTATGATTTCACCATTGATTGGATATCCGACATTGATCTCAATGACGGAACTCAAGTATCTAAAGTATCTGAAGTAAGAATATGCATTTAAAAATAAACCTATGACACAACTCAGTCTTTTCGAAGGTATTGAGAACAAGGAGTTCTTAGAGTACCACAAAACTAACCCTCATCTTTATGAGGCTTTCAAACAAGTTGCATTCGATGCAATGAAAATGGGATTCAAAACCTACGGAGCCAACGGTATCTTTGAGATCATTCGTTGGAAACGTGCCGAGCAAGGTGACGGAGAATTCAAAATCAACAACAACTATGCTCCGCTGTTCGCCAGACTCTTTGCTAATGAGTTCCCTGCGTATGCGGACTTCTTTAGATTTAGAAAGTCTAAGTTCACCAAGTATGTTGATACCCTTCCCAAGGAAGAGAAGACCACTCACGAAATCGTTTTCCCATACGAAAAATCTCTGATTATACTGAAGGTCACTCCTACAGAGGATGATTACTGGTGCGCTGTCAACTTTAGCGACCCTGCAAATGGTATGATGTATTACTTCGATGTTCACTACTCTCGACTGGCGGGTGAGATTTCTGTGTACGTTTACAACGGCAAGAATCTGACTTCAGAAGGTAGAACTCCAATTCATAAAGTATATCTATGATCATAGGAGTATATCCATTTGTAATCCTGACAGGTTCAGCAGTGTGGTTTGGCAATCTAACTCACCCTTATCCCTTTCGATATGTTTACTACTATCAAGAACCTGATCAAACAGTATAGAACTGATGATAGAGTACGGCACAACATCAACCTCGAGATTCGCCAATGGGTTGGTTACTTCTTTCTCTGGCTCCTTGTTTACATTGTCTACCTAGTGTTATTGTAATGGAACTACGTATCAAGAAAAAGAACGTGGTCGTGGTTAATGTAGATATTAGCCAAGACCAATATCAGAAACTCAAAAAGGTTGCTGATGAAAACGGATTCAAGACTCCTTCGGTGTTGCTTGATGACATCGTACACTCCTACTTAAGTAGGAATCGTATGAGGTTGGCAAGGACAACGAAGGAGTTCGAGAAGAAGATAACCATGCCAGTTCAGATATCTCAAAAGAACTTCGAAGCTTTGGTTAAATATTCAGAGGCTACTAAAATTTCAAAAACAACATTCATTCACCTTATCCTAAGGGAAATTCTAAAAAAGATTAAAGATCAATGAAAAGAGCAGTGTATTACACTCGTGTGTCTCATGACAATCAAGTTGAAGATGGTTCATCATTAGAAAATCAAGATGATAGAATCAAAAAGTTCTGCGAGCTTCACAATTATCAAATTGTAGGTTCGTTTTCTGACCCCGGGGTCTCTGGTCGTAAGTTTGAAAACCGTCCTGACTTCATGAAGATGATCAAAATGGTCGACAAACATCAAACCGATGTAGTCATCGTCTATAGCCTTTCTCGTTTTGGCAGAAACGTGAAGGACACCTTGAAGTGGATTGCTTATCTCGAAGCCAAAGGAGTAGCCTTTTATACTCTTGACTTCCAGATCGACACCACCACTTCCCATGGGAAGCTAATGCTTCAGATGATGGCTGCCTTCGCTGAGTTTGAAAGCAACCAACGTGGTGAACTGATTCAATCAGTAATGAAGTATCTCAAGAAAGAGCAGAAGGTTTACTGTGGCCCAACTCCTTTAGGGTTTGATAAGAAGGACGGAAGACTGGTGGTGAACGAAGAAGAGATGACTCTTGTCCGAAAGATATTTCTTTGGCATCCTAAGTTCTCCTACTCCACCATTGCCAGTATGTGCAATGAGTCAGGCTACAAAACCAAAAAAGGTAAGAAGTTCTGGCACACAACAATTGAAAAAATCGTAAATAATAATATCTATGAGCAGCATCTCTAAACGAAATCCAAAGTTTTACAGCGCCAGTATTGTCCAAGCGTTTGTAAATGGTACTTGGTACTATCGCCTGTACATTAATCAAGACAAGATCCAAGACTGCGAGAGCCTACCTGAGGCTGTGCGCCTTCTTGAAAAACTAGTAGTGACTGAGGAGAACACCAATGACGAACGAAACAATTAGAATTTACACTCAAGGCGGTTTTGTCTTTGAGGTTAGCTATGACTGGGTACTTACTCACATGAGTCAGCATCAGTTTGTCCATACTCCGAATCGCAAATCTTTGAGAAACAAGATGGATGTTTTGGAATATGTGCGTAACCTATCATGGCCCGAGATCATGGAGCAACTTAAGTTCGTGGGAATAATTGAAGACTCAAGTCAAGATACCCTGAAGGATTCTGTCTTGGACTTAGTCGACAACCCTCTGAACTACGCACCTACCAAGCTAAAGAACATGCAATTTAAACTCACCAAAATAACCTGACCATGACGGACGATCAAATACTATTGTATACAATCGCTGAAATTTTACTCGAAGTAAATCTCCCTCTCGAGAAGAAAGAACGTATCCGCAACGCCATGTGTGGTATTTACGCACACGCACCCGAGCAAACCGAATTGACAGTCAAGAGCAAAAGGTTTGAAGTACCTGCGATCTCAGATGTGAAATCTCACATGGAAAGTTTACAGGTAGTCAACGCTGAACGACACTCTGCTGAGTTCTGGCACTTCTATGAATCCAAGGGTTGGATGGTTGGTAAAAACAAAATGAAGAACTGGAAATCAGCAGCCAGTAGATGGTGTATGGAATTACCTCGAGGTGGTTCCGAACAAGTGAAGAAGAGGATAATCGTATGAGTTACGTTGCAGATTTTAACAGACTGGGGATCGATACCAAGGGTAAATTCTCAGGCTTTGGTAAGACCGTGTGTCCTCGTTGCGCCCATCTAAGGAAAAAGTCAAGTGAGCCAAGTCTATCGTTCAACATCGATGAAGGCTGGTACAAGTGTCATCACTGCCAATGGAAGGGATCTGTTGTAGAACAGAAATACACTCGGCCCGAAAGCGTTGGTGATGCGTTGGATCCTCAAGTCTACCAGTTTTTTACTGACCGTGGCATAGACTACGAAACCGTCAACCAATTTAAAGTTACGCAAAGCGTAGAGAAAATGTCTGACGGCAAGCAGCACAAGACAATTAACTTTAACTATTGGGATGGTGATGTTCTCATCAACGTAAAGTACAAAACCAAGGACAAGCAGTTCAAAATGGTTTCCGGAGCCAAAAAGATTCCGTACAATTTGAACGCTATCAAGAACAGCGACACGATTATTATCTGTGAAGGGGAAGAGGAGACGATGTGTTGGCACGTCGCAGGTTATCCTTTTGCTGTGAGCTGTCCTGCGGGAGCCAGTACTGGAAACAACAACCTCGAATGGTTAGACAATAGCTACAGCTACTTCGAAGGTAAGAAGATTTACTTGGCTACAGATAGCGATGGGCCGGGGAAGAAACTGAAGGAAGATTTATCTCGAAGGTTTGAACCTTGTGATGTCTTTGTGATCGAGTTTACTGAACACAAAGATGCCAATGACTATCTGAAAGCAAAGGGTAAGCAATCTTTGGTGAGTTTGTTTGAGCAAGCTAAGCCACTTCCAATTCCTGAGATTTCAACTGTCGATGACTTCAGAAGTGAACTTATGGATATCTATGAAAATGGGTATCCTGTTGGTGATACTGTTGGTTATCCGGAGTTCGATGAACTGTTGACTTGGAAGCGTGGTCAGTTTGTAGTTGTTAGCGGAGTCCCCGGCTCAGGAAAATCTACATTCGTAGATCAAATCTGTTTGAGGCTGGCGCTGCGTAAAAACTGGAAGTTTGCCATGTTCTCTCCGGAGAATGACAACGTACTTAAAAGTATCAGATTGGCTGAACAGATTACTGGTCAAGCTGTGGCTGGCCCTAATCAAAAGAAAATGCCTAAGCCAATGTACGAACGTGCTCTCACCTACATCAACAACCATTTTTCTTTCTACGATACTGCAAACCTAGACGATTTTAAAATCGACAACCTACTTCGAATAGCTAAATCGCTGATTCGACAGAAGGGCGTTGACGGTATTGTTTTGGATCCGTTCAATTACATTGAGCATGACAACCAGAACGATATCATGAATGAGAAAATCGGCAGGATGCTTGTCAAAATTAAAAAGTTTGCTATCACGCATAAGGTGATGATCTTACTTGTGGCGCACCCGAAGAAGATGCAGAAGAGCAAGTCTGGCAACCAGTACGAAGTACCTCGCTTGTATGACATCAGCGGATCTCACCACTTCTTCAACGTAACCGACAATGGTTTCGTGGTTCATCGTGACTACGATACTGGCCTTGTCGATGTTTATGTTCAGAAGGTGAAGCACTATTTCATGGGCAAGCTTGGGTATGCAACATTTGACTTTGACCCAACCACTGGAAGATACAAAGAATTAAGTCAAGATTTTTTTGAAAACGAATTACATCACTATGATCAAACCGATGTCTTTAATCAGGCTCCTCAATTACCTGATTGGCCAGAAATATGAAGTTGAGCATGTGAACCTATCACCGACCTCAATGAGAGGTGTGGTGACACTGTTCAGAAGAATTAAAATCTATGAGGTAAGGTTCTTTGATACCTATCTAGTAATCTACATCCAGTCAAAACCTATCAAGGTTTTTTCGGAAGGTTGGATAAGCAGAAACGGACAGGAACTTTACATGGATACGACAACTAACACAATGTACCACGACACAATAATAAAATACAAAACAAATGAATACGGTAGTATACGACATTGAGATATTCCCTAATTTTTTCTCCTACACGGACATCGACATCAAAACCAAAGAGACAAATATATTTGTCCTTCACGAAAGCCGAGATGATCTAAACAAACTTTACAAGTACCTGATGGAACCAAGGTATCGAATTGGGTACAACAACGTTCATTTTGACCGTGTTGTTTGTGATTTGATCACAGATAACATTCACAAAATGAAATCGTTTCCCACTAAAACGTATCTAGTTCATCTGTACAACAAAGTGCAGAACATGATGCGCGAAGAGCAGCGTGAGTTCTACAAGGGTGAGACTGAGATCGATTTGTTTCTGATGAATCACTTCAACAACAAGAGTAAGATGACATCACTCAAAGCTTTGCAGTGTAGTATATTCTGGCCAGTGGTTCAGGATATGCCTTTTCACCACACAACCATGGTCACCGAGGAAATGATTCCCGAGATCCTAGAGTACAATATGAACGATGTTCTGAGTACCCAAGCCTTCTTTGAAATCTGCAAAGACCAACTCACCTTCAGAAAAGAACTGGGTAAGTTGAACAAGCGTTTCATGCTGAACATGCCAGACATTGCAATCGGCGAGGAAATCTTTCTCAAGGCGATTCGCAAGGAGTTTGGATTGAGCAAGAAAGAACTAAGGGACGCTGTTCAGTTTGACAAAACCATTGACTTAAATAAATGCATTCTGCCGTACGTAAAGTTTGAAAGTGCAGCATTCCAAGAATTGCTGAATAAAGTCAAGTGGACGGTAGTTTCTGACGCACAGAAGCTAAAATACAATGTCAAGTACAAAGGCTTTCAGTATGACTACGGAGTTGGGGGTGTCCATGGATGTATCGAACCGGGGGTTTATTGCAGCGATGACAACTATATCATTATAGATATTGATGTGAAGAGTTACTATCCAAACCTTGCCATTCAAAATGACCTGCACCCAAAGCACATTCCTCAAGCAGCGTTTGTAGAAACGTACAAGAGTCTCTTTGAAAAACGTGTCGAGGCACAGAAAGCCAAGAACAAAACAGAAGATGCAGGTTTGAAGCTTGCTCTCAATGGAGTGTTTGGTAAAACTGGTGAGGTTACTTCAGCCTTCTACGATCGTTACTACTTCTATTCGATTACTTTGAATGGACAGCTGTTGCTTTCTATGTTGGCTGAGAAGTTCGTAGACAACGTTCCCGGCTTGGAAATGCTTCAAATCAATACCGATGGTATTACGATCCGAATCCCCAGAGACAAAGTTCACATCGTAGAAGAGATTAGCGAGGAGTGGTGCAAGCAAACCAAGTTAATTCTTGAGTCAGTGGAGTATTCGAAGATGGTAATCCGTGATGTAAACAACTATCTGGCCATAAGCATGGACGGTAAAGTCAAAAAGAAAGGTATATTTGAAACCGAAAAGCAACTGCACAAAGACAACTCATTCCTCATTGTACCAAAAGCTCTTGAAGCTTACTATGTAAGCGGTGTGCCAATTGAAGAAACTGTAAAGAACAGCAAGAACATCTATGATTTTTGTGGTAGATACAAGGCGTACAGTGGGTGGTCAGCGGTGTTCAACTACTTGGATAAGGAGAAAAACAAAGTTATTCAAGAGAACCATGGTAAGATGCTCCGGTTTTTCCCAGTGATAAAAGGTGGTGGTACATCCCTCAAGGTAAACGTTGACGGACGAGTGCATAGCCTTTTAGCCAACCAGAAAACCATGAAGTTCAATCGTTACTATGAACCTGAGAACTTCGAAGACTACAACATCAACTATGAGTTTTTTGTAACTGAATGTTTGAAGATCATTGATGTCGTTGAACCTAAACAACTAAAACTATTTTAAAGAAGAATGTTATATGAAGAACATATATTTACTAGCAACAGATAAGCCAAGTATACTGCATGAGTTTGGCGGTCAATTCCACATTGAAGCAAGTCTACAAGAAAACTTTAGGAGCCATCACATCTACATCACTTCTAATGAAGAAATTAAAGAAGGAGATTATTATTACAATTCTTTAGACAATGCAGTAAGAAAGAACAACACTATAAACCATAAATATCATCACAAAATCATCCTAACAACAGACCCAGACTTAATCAATGATGGTGTACAAGCTATTGATGATAAGTTCCTTGAGTGGTTTGTTAAGAACCCAAGTTGTGAGAGTGTTGATGTAATTTTTGACTATAAAAGGTTTAGATGGAGTGAATTGGATAAATCCCAATGTTACAAAATCATCAAACCACAAGAAGAACCTAAACAAGAAACAATTGAAGAAGCTGCTGGAAAATCATTTGAAGAAATATGGGCATCGCTAACAACGGAACAGTCTGAATACTTAAAAGGTTATATTAACAAAAAGGTAGATGAAGCTAAAAAATGGCAAGCAGAAAGAATGTACAGTGAGGAAGAAGTTATAAGACTGTTACAAATGTACAGGTGTGATTTATCTGCCGGTGTGACCCCTAATATAGGCGACACCACACCGACATGGTTTGAACAATTTAAAAAGCAGAAGGAGAACCTAAAATGAAAAACGTACAAGAGTACACGATGGAGATCATTGACATCGTGATGAAGGCTGCCAATATCGAAGATATCTACAAGCACAAGATTCTCAAACAAATCTACAAAAATGAATCCTATCGCAAGTTCAAAACCAGAATCCTAGTCGATAAGAAATCAATGGCTCCCAGAAAGCCTCAGGTCAAGTTGGTTTTTCATACGCTTCCGGCCAGCATTCAAAGAATCATAATACTTTCTTGTCAAGAGAATGAGGTCGATTTGGAAGTGTTTTGCAGCAACACCAGAAAGGAAGAGGTCCTTGAAGCACAGCGAATGGTGATATTCTTTCTTCACAAGAAAGTGGGTTACAATTCAGTAAGAGTTGCAATGTGGTTCATGAAGCATCACAGTACAATTCTGCATGCATGCAACGTACACGAAACAAGGATAGAAACGGAAAAGATATATACCGCTATCTACAAAAGGTTTAGCGAAGAAGCGATGAAGATTATTTCTGAAGCTTAACTTCAACCCAAACCTTGACCGCTTTACCATTTACCATTTGAATAGTAGGGATCTTCTTGGCCACTAACTCTGGCCCACGATCCCTTTTATTTTTCTCCAGAATCTGCTTGTGCTGAATTTCACACGATACCATGGCATCAATAATATCCGTGTTGTCTACGAGATAGTTCTTCGCTTCGTCGATAATTTCCTGAAAGTAAATCTCCATCCAGAATTTTCTCAAGTAGTCGATGATCAAAGCATTGCCTCGCTGTCCAGTTTCATCGCCTTTGTACCAACCATAGGTTCTATCTCCGGCATTGAATGCTTTACCCAGCAGGGTAGGACGATAAGCCAGTAAGTCTTGACGGTTCAACTGTCTGTACTGGTCTAGAATAACACCCCCTCGGTTCACCTCAATATTCACCTTTGCCTTTCCGAAATAATCCTGCATGAGAATTGTGTTGTGCATGATTACATCTGGGTCCAACGCACGTTCCTTGTAGATCGCTACGTACCTATTTGTATCTGCATCTTTGATCGCAGTGCAATTGTCCGAACCATCATTCAGTTTATTGGAAACAAATGGGATTGGGTCCATGCCGGCAATATAGTTGTGCTCTGGGTTGTAGCGTTCAAGCATCAAAATCTTACCTTTCGGGTTTGGTTTGACTTCGATTTTTCCATCTACATTCTTGATCAAGTCACACCGTTCGATTGGTGGTGGGTTACCAAGCAAAATCCTTTCTCTCTCTACCAACTTTGACATTACGTCCTGAGGTAATGCACCTTTGGCGTTTGCAGTAAACACTTCTTGAATAGTGAGTGGATACTGCTTTATAAATGACTCCAGATACTTCTTGTCCTCTAGTTTGTCCAAGTTCTCTCTGGTCTTCATTACCCATTCTGTAGCAGCTTTTTCATCGCTGTGTCCATTGGGACAGAAGTTTAATATCTTACCTGTCTCTCTACCTTTCTCATCGAGTTCTGGTGCTTTCTGAATCCCCATCCAACCGGGTAGAAAAACAGTAAGCATCTTGATGATCTCCGCATTTTTCCAAAGCTCAGCGCCTTTCTTCTGACCTTCTACAGATGATTCACCCGCACTACCCCCCATGACAATGGGAGCAACTTTGATGAAACCATCTTTGGTAGAAGCCTGAGCTGAACGATAAACCTTGTCAGCGTAAGGATGCAGAAAGAACTCATCGAGGAATACATGCATCGCACGAAACGCTTCCAGAGAAGTAGGTTGTTCAACTGTATCACGAGTTACTATCTTCGAGTCCAACCCACTGATCTTACCAGTTGCTTTGTCCAGTTTACCCATGTGCAGGTAACCAGTCTGTCTTGTTGAGATGATCCCCGGACGATAGTAAGAATCAATTCCGTCAAAGACAACACGAAGTTTGTCCTTGTACATTTCTTCAAGACGAGTTTTATCCGCTGAGGTTAGAAGTGAAGTGGAACCGGGGTTGGTAAATGCAATCCAGATTGGAATGACACCGCCGAAAGTTAATGACAAACCTGCTTCACGACGCTTGGTGACCATTAGGTCCCAGAAAGTATTCTTCGCTTCGTGGTATGATCCGTAGATCAAATCATCAAGGTCCCTCCAGACAGGACGTATTCTTGCACCTGTTGCTGTCTTGATCGTAGCTTGCGTAAGCATGAAGTAGTGAGCAGGAGCTAAACCAAAACGTCCCTCAAGCCAGTACTGCTCACGTTCCTTCCCCCACCATAAATTTTTTTCTTTAGTGGTTGCGTTTTCGGATAGGCCGTACTTGCGCCACCACTTGTCATATTCGAACTTGGGGGCGCTGGGTTTTAGTTTTACTATTTCCATTTTTACCTATCGGCTAAAGGAGTATCGTCTTCTTCTTCCTGTGCTGGATCCTTCTGAGCAGGGTACGCCTCAAGCAACGCAAGCTTCAGGCTCTTGTTGATCTTATCACCGGCCTGAAGAATCTGGAATAGGGCTTTAAAATAGGGATCGTCTAGATCAAGAGTTTTAGATTTGACACCGTCCATCAACTGCTTGGAAGCAGATACTAGCGTAGCATAGAAGTCTTTGGCAGGATCAAACATTTGAGCCTGTAGTCTTTCAATTGCATCCTCTTCGGAAATGCCTTCATCCTTTAGGAACTTCTTGAGTTTCTCCATTTTTCAAATCTTTTAGGATTCGCTTCTGATTTTCGATTTCCTTCTGAACCTTGTTGGCTTCAATAGGATTGTGTTGGCCAGAATAATATTCATGCCAAGAGATTAGCTCTTCGAGTTTTTTAAAAGCTAATTCAAGTTCCTTTCTGCTCATTGTGTTGAATCATTTTTTCGAGATACCATCGTGCTTTTTTCAAATCCTCAATGCCGTTCTTGCTTTCGCACCGCCAAATATACTTAATTATGTTCGCAGTACAAACAGCATCGAGTCCATTTTTGTGGACAGTGGCAGATTCAATTGCATCAATGCATTCAACTTTGCCTTGATTATAATGAGATGGGTGGTTAACGTTGTCGTTTATCTTCTCCTCAGAAGGAAGCCCACGACTAGGCCGACTATCAAAGTAATCCATATGTAATTGTAATTTGTTTTTTCAACTGTGACTACTTTCCCGGGGACTTTTACTTCAAAAGGAACTGTATCTCTGACAGTAATTTCTTTAGGTTTTACTGTGAGCCAAACTCGATCACCTTTTTTGTAGATGAATACTTCTTTTGTTTCGTAGGCTGTGTCGTGCTTGAATATAAATGAATCTTTATATTCTGGAACCCGAATCTTCACGTCCTTGATAATGGTATCGGTTACTGTAACAGTATCGATCTGAACAAACTCAGGGTGTTTCTTCACCAGTCTTTTGTAACGGTCTTGAGCAGAACAACTGGTTAGAAGTGTTGTTAAGATAAAAGCTCCAATCAAAGAAAGAAGGATTATCCGCATTGCTTTGGGAAAGCTTATGTTATTTTTCATCGCTGACAAAGATATTAACTACGCCCAACTTTCTCAAATAATCAAAGGTGGCCATAAGTTGTTCTCTTGTGTCGCAGGTTGGACAACCGCAGTAATAAGCGTAGCTTTTAAACAGTTCTCCTTTGGGAGTAACGTAACAACTCTCCTCATTACCCAGCGTCTCTATGCAGTGTTCTATATGTTGAGTCACGAATTTTTGTAATCCCTCAGCTTGATCCAGTGTTAATTGTACTTTTATCATAACCCAAAAATAGTATTTATTTTTTACGCTTGTTTACTAGCCACTCTAATAATATCCACAGCACTAGAGTCCAGAACAGGCCAGCACCAACTGCAACTACGATTTCCATCATTTTCTGAACTTAGCAACTTTCTTGGCAATGCTCTTTGGTTGAGCCACAAACTGTTTTCCCTTTGCGTTTCCTTGTGCCTTTGCTTTATTCGTCGCTGCTTTCTCACCGGGGGATAGAGATTTCCATGCTGAATCAGGCAAGTATCTCTTCTTACCTTTCGAAGGAGAACCGTCGGATGTTCTCCATTTTTGATCTGACCACTTCTTGAGAGAGTTGTCTGAACTCTTTGGGCCTACGTATCCACCGCCAGATTTCTTATAGCGCTGTGTTGCAATCTGAGCTTTGCGAGCTGACCATTCCCCGGGATCGCCACCTTTGCTACCAGCTTTTACACTGGCAACAATGGCTTTCCATTTACTTGGGTTTGTTTTTTTGGCGGTGCTCATCCTTGACCTCTGTAAGGCTTCACATAGTTTTTGGAATCCTTAGACTTACTTGTTTTTGTCTTAGCGTGAACCCCGGGCCTAGAAACCTTTGGTTTGGCCTTCCAAGAAGAAGCTGTAGTTGTTTTTGCCTTAGCCATTATTTCATTTTTGGTTTAGGCTTGGTCTTAGGTTTAGCCATTTTTGCCTCAGGACCCATGACGATACTTTGAATCTTGCTCATGGATTTCTTCACTTCACCCATTAGCTTTTTATCGCTACGGATAGTTTCTGCTCTCTGAAGAGTACGAACTGCATCTTCAATTTCCCATTGTCTCTCCATTGGAGATTTTCTAGGAGTGGATAATTTTGGTTTAGCCATTATTTCATTTTGTCTTGTATCTTCTGGGCGGTAACATCATTTTTCATCATGATGTTACCTTCCCATCGATGGATTAATTTTGATCCCTTGTATAAAGTTACACAGGGAAGTTTGCAGTGGACTTTAGGATTGTTCGTCACATCTTCATAAACATAGGTGCAGTTTGGAATTTTATCAAGCCCAGTAACAGTGTTCTGCTTGTTCCACTCAGCATTCTGCTGTATCAATTTGTAGGCAACTGATTTCTCTGCCTTCAATTTTTTAGCTTTGTGGTCCTTGTCTATGAAAGGTTGGGAAACAAAAACGCCAAATCCCCATCCAGCGACAGCTGCGATGAGGAGTTTGCTTGCGATAGTAGCTGTGACTTTCATTACTTTTGATCGTAAACTCTGTCTTCTAGCTTCTTGATGCTTTCCTTGATATCAGTAACGTCCTTTTGAGTTGTTAGGATTGCTTCTCTGATTAGCTCATCTTTCAACTTAAATTCTACTTCTGAAACCGGAGGCTTCGGAAGTAGCTTGGCTTCTTCAATGTCTTGCTTTAGTGTGTAGTAAACCCCCAAAAGAGACATGATACCGCCGATAATGGCCACCAGCATCTGCGTACTGAACTGCCATTTGCTGTCCTGATTTATTTCAATCTGGTCGCTCACTTCTTCTTAGGCTTTTTGGTTAAGTTTTTCCACATGCTTTTTGCAGCAGTGGCTTTGCCAATTTCCTTAGCTTTAGCAGGTGACATTCCTTTTTTCTCGTAAGAAGCAGCAACTTTACTGGCCACGGTTTTGAACTCCTTGCCTTTACCTTGGAGATCAACTCCTGCTCTTGCTTTCTTAACGATTGCAGAACGCTGTTTCTTAGTTCCGTATGGCATGTTACTTGAATCTTTTAACTTCTTTGTACTTGCCGATACCGCTACCGGCCATACCCTTACCTTTAACTACGGTCTTTTTGGTAAGGCCACCTTTGGTCACAGTTTTTGTTTTTTCCTTAACCATCACATCTTTTCCGTCAACGGTGCGAGATGCCATACCTTTGGTCTTTACTACCTTTCTTCCGGGTTTTGGTGTAGAAGTAGAGGATTTGTAAGACTTGCCTTCTGGCATTTGGCCAGCGTACTCGGCAACTTTTTTAACAGCTGCTTTTAATTTAGCCTTTCCGGGCTTCATTAGTGATTTTATTTCTCTTGGCATGACTATTACTTTTTCTTTTGCTTTATTTTTGTGATGGTCTTCTTCATCTTCAAAGGCTCGATGGTTTTTGTCATCATCTTCTTTTTCGGACCAAGTTCCAACTTAGCGCTTTTTGGTTTTGGCTGCGATTTAGCGTACATGGATTTTTCTTTCATCTCCATTGCTTTACCTTCTTTCTTTTCGTGTTTCATCTCAGCCTTTTTAGAAGAGTACTTCTCCATACCACCGTACTCAGAAACTTTCTTACCGACGGCTTTTTTCATTGGATTTTTCATGAATCAAATATAATTATTTTTTAACCACTCATTTTGCCCTTGGCGATATTTTTAGCGTGACGAGATTCAAATGCTTTGCGCTGACCAACAGTTTGGTTTGTTTTAACGCCTTGTTGACCAAAGCGAATTGTCTTTACTTGATCTCCCTCTTTAGCCACAACGATGTGACTCTTCTTTGGGTGTCCGGGTGTAGCTTTAGGTTTGTTGTAACCTGAAACCCCAGCTCTACTCAGCCGGCTGTCCTTCTTGATTGGCATTTTTTCTTGCGAATTTTTCTATAACCGTACCAAGACCATAAGCAATTGCAATGTATTCAAGTGCTTCCAGTCCGCGATCACTTTTATTTGCGAAGGTGTAAACCGCTACGCAAACCACAGCAAAAAAGGATATTACACGCTTGTGTGATACCCCTTCGCTGCTTGAGAACATATCTAAAAAGAAACTTTTCATTGTCAGTAGTCACCTATTTTAACTAGGTGCTATTTTCAAAAGTAATTTTTATTTATCACTAAAACAAGCCAAAGCTTGAGCCTTCACCAAAATGGTCAAGTCGTGGTGTTCTCTGATAAAAACCTTGAGGGTTTCGGTATCAGATTGATCTAACTCCAACGCATTGCCAGCGTAAAGTGCTTGGGCCCAGCCGAAATATTTTAGTACATCCCCCTTTGGGGTGTTCACCAACATTTGGGCAACTAGTTTTCCAATGTTTGAGTTTGTTAACTCTTCACCATCCAAACCAAGGATGGGCATGTTCATATCGATTCTCATATTTTAGTAAGGTTTAATTCGTTCAGAACCCATTCAATTGCGTAACTCTCGTCTGATTCCCACAGGGCATATTCGCTTTCTTCCATTTCCAAATCGCCATCCATTAAAACTGCACCTGCTGTTTTTGTAGGTTGCTCGTCTGATTCATCTGCTGGAATGATTAATTCTGAATGAAGGGCCCAACGAAAAACAGGAGATACGTCAGAAAGTGGAGGATTCAAAAGCGATACACTCAAATACTTTGCTACACCCTTTGTTGGAATTTTTACATCTTGAATCTGGATCATACCGACAAAGTTACAAATTAAATTTTAGATACGCCTGTCGTATTAATTTCGAGTTAGCTTTATCAGATCGGCATCCAAAGCTTTAGATACACCAGTACTTATCGTTCTTACGTACTCACTGTAAGAAGTCAAACTCTTGAGGTAATCAATCACTGGTACAATATCAGACGGCAGGTTGTTTATATCCAGAGTATCACCATTCATCATCACTTCAGTAGTGGTATTGAAATAAGCGTTTATGCTTATGAAACTGGTGTCGTAAGTGTAGTCTTGAATTACAGTATCGACATTGTCTACTGTTTCGTATGTTACTACTGTCAAACTTACATATACATATGCAGGTTTCAAATCGATCCGAGTGAGTAGTAAATCTCTTTTAAGTCCTGCCTTCATCGGTAAGGCAAATTTCTCTATGTATTCCATTTTGTTGTTGGTTTATTTCTATTTATCCCCCTAAGAAAACTTTTCTTCTTCTTGCTACGATTGCAGTAGATTCTAAGCTTACTGAGGCCCCAGTAAAAGTAATATTACCCGGGGTTACATTCAAGTTTGAAAATCTATTCAGCGCAACAGGTGCTCCAGTAAATGTGACGTTGCCCGGAGTTACGTTCAAAGTTATGTTTTTAGTTAACGTAACAGCAGCTCCAGTAAATGTAACATTGCCCGGTGTTACATTTAAGTTTGCAGTTTTAGTTAAAGTAATGGGTACTCCAGTAAAACTAATGTTTCCCGGAGTTACATTTAAGTTTGTGTTTCTGCTTAGAGTAACAGGTACTCCAGTAAAAGTTATAAAGCCATTGGTAACATCTAAGTCTGTATTTACACTGGCTGTGATGCCTTCTCTATACCTTAGCTTTACGCCTTGATACGTTACTGCAGCCGTGTGAGAATCATAGGCCCTTACTACTATCCTTGTGTTGGGTGGTATTTCTACAGGCTCTGGTAAAAATATCGAAGGGGGAGATTTTAAGTAATAACCTACCAGCGTATCGTTTCTATAGCTATAAGGTATCTGTACTTCTACTACCTCGGAACCCGCTGTACCTATGCCAATTTCTAAGACGATTTGAACGGTAGTGTCTACAGTAGGTACTAAAGTAGGTTGAAATGTAATATTCTCAAGATATATAGTCTTAGATACCCCTGCCGACAGTTGAGTCCAAGCGGGAGTACCCCATGCAGCAGTAGTAGAATTTATACTAATGCCGGCAGAGGTACTCGGTAGACTCAATATATCTAAAGCGGCCATTTATTATACTATTTGGTATAGTAATTTTATTCCTGTTAGAGTATTGGAGGTTGTTGCTAAAGAGTATGCAACTCTTACTGAGATTCTTGTATTAGCTGCGATTTGTCTAGGTTCAGGAAAAATGACTATGTTACTGGGAACATAACCCACCAGAGTATCACCACGTATACTTGCGGGTATTTGAAGTATTGTTGTCTCAGCACCTGCACCACCTGTGCCTATTTCTATAATCCACTCATAAGTAGTATCCGCTGCTGCAAGAGGAGTATGCCAACACCAAGTCAAACCCGCTATGAAAAAAGTAGAAGTAATTGTAGATGCAGGGACCAGTTGTGTCCATGCACTCAAACTCCATGCAGCACCCCCCGAAGAGGCTCTTGAAACACCTGCTGCGAGAGCAGGATATGCCAAATATCTATTCGTTGTGGTTGCCATTTCTTTTAAACTTTAGCTATGATACCAAGGCCGTTAGCGCCGAAGTTTATGGTGAGTGTGTCTGTGTCGGTCAACGTCAAATCTGCACCTAAATCCAACCACCCAATCAGTGGATCTGCTGGAGAAGTAGGATCATCATCGTAAAACACTACATATCTAAATGCTGCTACACTACCGCCACTTGCAGTAAGTACCAGATCAGTTGCTGTGAGAGGTGCTGAACCTGAAACTTGCTCCAGAGTTATACCTGTAACTACCCTACTTGATAAGTTAGTATATGATATCTGAGTTAAGTCTGTCAACAACGCAAAGGTTGCCACAGGGGGATTTGCTGCAGCGCATAACGCTACGGTTACTGTACATGTTGCATCACTGCTGAAGTCATGAACTCCCTTGCCTACGTTTTCTATGAACTGGTTAAACCATTTTAGAGTATCTGCTGCCATTTTTTTATTTATTGATTAATCTTCTGTAACTAGGAATGAAATGTTAAACTCATCTACTGTACCTGATACAGCAGACAATTCTAACCATATGTAACTTCCAGCCGGAATTGAAGGGCTGGCGAAAGTTGTCGTGTTTGCTCCTGAGGTAGATGTTGTTGTTCTAGCCAACGAAAACAAATTCGTAGGAGTAGCGCTGTCACGAGTTGTGGCGTATTTTATTTGCCATGTAACAGAAGGGCTACCGCTTCCTACAACCACATCAAATAGCTTTCTAATTGTTATGGCCTTATCTGTTTTGTACAGGGTTACCTTATCTGTAGCGGTCGGGCTCCAAATACTTACTGGCTTGATTAAGTCAGCACTAAGGACCAAAGTATTGCTTCCATCATACCACTTGTGCTTTCCTGCAGTACTGTTGTAATAGATATGGCCTGCTTCTGATACGCTTGGGTTAGAAGTACGAGCAGTAAAGCGTAAAGTATCTTGAACTCTTACCCACTTATCTGTGAAGCTACCTCTGAGGATCTGAGTCCCAACTGCAGAGCCGTTAGCCAGTATGAATGTATTACTAGCAGTGGTTTCTAAAAACCCCGCCTGATAACCCAAGAAAACATTATAGTTACCCAAGTTAGGATAACCCGCCTGATAACCTACATAAACACTACCATCGTTTTGTCCACTGGCCGTAGCTACACCGTTTTGATAACCTGCTTGATATCCAACAGCTACCATGTATCTACTCCAAGGTGCGAGTTGCATTGCACCTGCTCCGACAGCTACGTTACTAGTAGTAGTTTGCAAAGAGTTAAACCAACCCATTGCGTTAAACCCTATTGCAGTATCGTTCGTAGAAGTTCTGAGACCATACCCAGCTGCAGCCCCTACTACGGTAGCTGCATCAGCAGTTGCTGCTGACATGTCTCTTCCAGCTAGATAACCTATGAGTACGTGTCTTCCGTTTGTCACGTTTCTTCCCGCTGTATGTCCAATTGCTATTGAGTAATCATCTTCGCCTCCGTTACCTACAAAATTTGCAAACGTATCAAATCCAATACCTATTGTACCATACCTTGTATAATTTAGCAAAGCCTGATAACCTACGGCTACGTTATTTCCACCAATTTGGTTAGCATATAAAGCAAACACACCAATGGCTGTGTTAGCTTCTCCTGATGTATTTCCCCTTGATGCACCTCTACCCACAGCTATGTTGTTGAAACCTGTGGTGAGGTTCCTCAAAGGTTCGTTATTACTGGTATCAAATCCTATTGCTATGTTATTATTAGCAGAAGTCATTGAATTACCAATGGAGTTGTTACCGGCGAAGAAGTTGTTGAACGCTGTTGTTATTGACGGATAGGTTGCGCTGTCAGAACCAAATATGAAGTTATTCAGGGTTGAGTCGTATCTCACTACCCACTTGCTTCCTATTTTATAGCCAACGTTATCGGAACCAGTTTGACTTACGTCTATGAATGCTGCGGATCCAGAAACCGTCAGAACGTTTGTTGTTTTATTCCACGTAAAATCTGCGTCTGCTCCAAATACCCCTCCGTCGTTAAATTGGATTTGTGTATTAGCACCTGCAACACTAGCACCCCCAAAAGTTGGTGTCCAGTTTTTCCAGTAACCTAAAGCTGAATCATAATACAACAAATCTCCGTTACTGGGAGTTGTGATGACAACGTCATGCAACTCATTAATCTCGTAACCGTTTTTAATTAGAATAACTATTCTACCAAGTGTGGGATGTGATCGTGCAACATAACCCAAAAATACAGAGTGATCAGGCTCGGAAGGTACTGTTGTGGTCCAACCACCTGCTACTGTAGGTGAGAGCCATAAAGCATCACCTGCTGCAAAAGCTGAAGTATCTAAATCATGGAGAGTTCCGTTGGAAGCTACATAGCCGTCTGCGTTGTTGAGAATATCTGCTACAACAAAGCCAAAAGTTTTAGAGGATGTGGCTTCGGTGTTTGCTTGTGCTCTGAGTGCGTTTGGTCTGTTTCCAGTTGCTCCGCTCAAGTAAACAACTGTGCCCTTGGTCAATGTAGAACCAGTTGAGTTTCTTACGATGATTTCAGTTCTTTCCGCACTATCTACTACTCCGTCGTCATCATAGTCGTATACTGATTTCAGCATATCCCCGGGAGTATAACCCAGTGCTCCAATAACATCACTGGATAACAAAGTTATTGCACCAGTTCTACTATTGAAAGAGCTTACTGCACTAGTACTAGTTGAACTTACGATAAGTTTGATGTTCTCAGCAATCCTGCGAAGGCGCTGTTCCTTTACTTTGTACTCGTTGTTCTTGGTAGTATCGTACAGTCTCTTGTATTCAATGGCTGATGCAAGGACATTGGACGCTATGATTTCGGCTTCTGTAGCCATCTGGTTAGATTATGTCTTTGGATTCGATCAAGGTATAAGTAAATGAATTTCCATGCAAAGCAGCAGCTTTATTACAGATTATCATAAACTCATCAAAGTCTTTTACACGTTTGAAAACTTGACAGCCATGGCTCCAGTGATCAATCCAAGTTGAGTCTTGTCCTGCTTTATGGATATTGATCCCATCATTGTAGGAATCTGTAATTTTGTTTTCGTCATACTCAAGGTCCTTGTCGGCATCACGGTATAAACGTATGTGTCCTTTTTGGCAAAGGGCATTATACTTACCTTGGTGCTTTCTGATAAAGTGAGACCCCGGATACTGGCCCGGAACCACACGAGCAGTTCCAGTACCTTTGTTCCCCAAAAGCATTGGTGCTTTTCCGGGATCAGTTGTAGCTGCCCAGCAAAAGAACTTCCACGTACCGTCATCTCCCTTGAAGGAAATAGTCAGCCAATCATCAAATACATTGGTGACTTTCTTTCCGGGTGCGTTGTTGCGGATTCCGATTACGTTTACGTTATAAGTTCCTTTTTCAAAGTACTGATAACCTTTGGCCTTTACAGCTTTTTCTACTTGTTCTCTTGTGAAACTCATAATTTATTATCCTCCTCCAATTGGGTCTAAGTAATCAGGTATTCCGTCTCCATCGGTATCAATTGGATTGTTAGGGTCAGGACCTGCTTCCATGTTATCAGGAATGCCATCAGCATCTGAGTCCCAATCCAAATAGTTTGGAATAGTGTCGCCATCGGCATCACCAACTCCTTCTACTACATCTGGAATGGTGTCACCATCGGTATCCTGCAAAGGTCCTTCACCACCGCCACCACCGCCTTCACCCTCACCCGGATCAATGATGATTTCTCCACCACCGGTTCCAATGTCAGGGGTTCCGTCTCCGTCACCATCAACCAAGTATTCCTGTCCAGTCACACTCAACAAGAAGTTATTATACTCAGCCTGTGTAACGAAGGTGTTTACACCACAAACACTGGCAGATAAACCTATAAGTTGATTTACCTCATCCGATGTGAGATATCCAGCATGGTCAATAGCAAAAAGATACATCAAAGCATCTTTTTGATTTTTGATCTTACCCTGACAAGGAGCATCATACTTAGCAGACTCCTGCAGAGCAAGTTCACTAGTGCCAATAAACTTAGTCAAGAATATCTTGGACTTGACTAAAGCTTCAATTTGTAACGCAGTAAGTGCCATTAGCAACCACAACTTCCAGACAAACCTGTGTTTCCACAGCCAGCAACCAAATCGTTGAATTCGTCCAACAGAGTTTGAGCCAAAGTCCACTGTTCTGAATCCTCGGCCAATACCATCTTGTCATAGATGAATTTCAGTTCTTCAAAATTTGAATTATTCTGAATCGCAAGTTGGGCCAAAGTAGCTTTAGCTGACTCGTATCTCAAGAAATATGTTGTCTCAACTGGAACACTGCCCCCAGTGAAGGTAAGTGTAACGGTGTACAAACCATCTGGTGCAGTTGGAAGCTGAGCAAATATATCTACTTGGCGGTAAGCTGCAGTCCAAAAGGTAGAAGTATACAAACCTGTGATTGCATCAGCAACAGTTTGGCCGGGTCTGAGCACTGTACATGCCAACGCACTAACTGCCGACCGTGCGGTATTCGGAGAACCCCACCCTTCAGGGTTGGTCGTAGCATTGTAATCGCCAGTCACATCGCTCAAAAGCATGGTGTACTGACCATTTACAATATCGAGTTTAACATTAAGTGCCATAATTCAAAATTACTATTTTATTTTTATAAAACGTTAATCAAAAGGAACTAACTCAACTCCTTCTCCAAGATCAAGAGCTGCACCTGACTGTTTGTTCACTGTTTCTCTTTGCTTTTTTATGGTTTCTACTGCAGGAGACTTCTTAGTACCTTCGTCAAAAGGAACCGCAGTAGCACCATTCCCTAAATCTAAACCGCCAGCAGATTGTAGTTCAGATGACACTTGATTTCTACCTGTGATAATGGCTGTTTTAGGGTCAGTGTTCATTTCGCTAAACAGTTTCATAGCACCCTTGGCGTAGTCCTTAAAGCGATCTGGATTACTGATCAAATCCATATCCATTTTAAAATACTTAGATCCTTGTTGAATATTTTGATTATCGTAAAGCATATTCATCACAGGGCCAATTGGTGTTAGTCGTTCAGTTATATACATCTCGGTATATCTTTCTGGATCTTCTTGGTACATCTTTCTACGCTCTGCGCTAACAAACGTATATGTGGCAAGTTCTGCAACTTCTCTACCAACTGCATTCAAGTCAGCCAATATTGAACCAAGCTGCTGATAACCCATTAAGATGTTGATATTTTCGTCGCCCATTATAGGTGCGCCTGTTCTTGCATCTTTGTTTATAGATGAGTTTACATCAATGAGATTCTTGTAAAGTCCGCTATCAATAACGTATTGCTGAACTAACTTACGAGTAATCATACTGCTGTACTGAAGATAATTGTTGTACTCTTCAGGAGCAAACTTGTATGCACCAGAAGGAGTATCAACGCTACGTGGAGGTAGAGTCGGCAAACATTCCCAAGCGTCGCCTTTTTTAGTAGCCAAATAACACAATGCTTCCCAATCAGGAATGTCATAACCCGCCACTGCACGTGATGCCTTAAATACATCGAATGTATTGTACAAGAAGCTCCCCATCAATGAACCTGTAGGTGTCTGAAGAACTGGTTTACCAAAAGCATCATACTTAACTGGAAGAGACTTCTGATCAATTTGGACAAAAGGTAAGTCAACATACTGGGTAGGATCTCCAATTGGCCATCTCTCAGCCATTTTAGTTGCTAGTTTATACCAGTACAAGGTAGCTGCACTATCTTCAACTTTCATGCCCATTGCCTTAAAGGCAGGTGCTTCTTTAGCATCGTAATCAACCATGTATTTCCTTCTCCACTTGTCTATCCATGACAAACTATTTGGAACCATGCCTGAACTTAGAGTCACAGTGATATCTGCGAGAAACGCCGGTAGTTTATTTTCGTCCTCAGAACTAATCACAGTGGCTACACTAAGCAAACCTCTTACGAATGTTTGATCCAAAATATACTTACCTGCAGATTCCCAGTTACCAAATAAGCTCAAAGTAAAATCCTGAGTTATTTTTTCAAAATCCCCACGGTTCTGATACTTCAATTCATTTTGTTCTAGCAACTTGCTTTCTTTGTATTGGATGTATAACGCTGCGCCAAAAATACCCAGAGCACGATAATCAATGATCAAATCGTTTTCCTTATCCCACAACTCGTTTCTTTTTGATTTGTAGTTAGGGTCAAACATTTCCTTGAATCTTTCTTTAACCAAAGTAAGGTTGATTGAGTAAGGTCGCTCGAATACATACGAGTAAGTCATACTCTTGCCCTTATCTTCATTTTCATCATCAGGCGCACCGCTAACAGCTCCACCCATAACCATTTGCTTTGCGATAAACTGAACCCCGGTCCCAACGAGTGCTCTAGCCAATACACGGTCCAAGGATCTCGCATCATCTCTGCGATCGGCTAATGTCTCTGCGTAATCAGCAGAAGAAGCATCCGCTATTCCGCGCGAACGAGTATAGGCTTTGTAACCATTTGTACCTAGCTTCATCAAAGCATATTCTGGTAAGAAGAACTCAAGCAATTCCAAAGCGTAGTTAGAAGGGATTCTTGTAAATGGAATAATACTAGTACCAATCAATCTAGACGCTTTAGCAATAAGTGAATTTTGATTGATTTTGTCACGAGTCAAGCCTTGAATTTTGCTTATTTGGTCAGTGGTGAAGTTGTCGTTAGCATAAACATAACGCATCGCTTCTTTGCTGGCTTCAGTATTCTGAAAATCGCTATTTACTTCAATATAAGCTTTTCTAACTGCGTTGTATTCTGCTGTTAATCTTGCTTTTTCCGAACTACTTGTAGCATTTTTTATAGCTTGTTGGTAATTATCATGCTGCTTTGTGAACTTAAATTGTTCTGACAAAGCTGAGAAGTAAGCGAAATCTCTAAACACAGCATCTGTCGCACCCATTACACGGAAAACTATATCAGGTACTACTCCAAACAAACTCTGAAGAGCAGCAATTGCTTGCTGTTTTTTAGGAATTTCACCCAACATGTTCATTTTAAATCCGTGTTTTTCGGCCAGCTCTTCATTTGACATGTCGCTGTAACCAGCTGCCACACGCATTTGATCAAGCTTAAGTCCCCAGAATTTTGCAAATGATTTGTAGAAACTGTAACCTTGAACATAACTATCAGGGTTTTGATAAGCCTGACTCATGGTTCCGTCCTTGAGGATTTTATAAGCTCGCTTTATACCCAAGGGCATGCCGTAACGAACGCCGGACCACCAATCCTTCAGTGAAGTTTTAGTGAACTGTTTTTCAGAAATACCCAGCTTAAATGCTGCCAAACTAATAGCTGATTTCAAAGGATCCACTATCAAACTGGTGATGAATTTAGTTACGTTTGACAGCGTGTTTATAGATATAGAACCCGGAGTCATCAACCCACCTTTAATGAAAGTGCGATACATATCAGTTATTGAGTCATCTCCTTCGTATGGCTGACGAGCATCAATAAAGCGTTGAGCTGCTTCCTGCATTTTCTCATAAAGGCCAGTGTGGTATTGCAAGTTAGTTTTGGAAGGATCTGAACTTGAGATACCAAATGGATCTGATTCTGCAATTGCTCTACTTTGCTTATAAAGTTCTTTGATTTTATCAAGCTCGACTGCCAAATCACGAATCTTCTGTTTAGCTTTTTCTGGGATGTTTAAACCTTTCTTTTCGTTACGTATAAACATTCCTTCTGCACTAGACAAGTAAGTATCTTTTGTGAGTTGTCTAAACAACTGCAACATTCTACCGATACCTGTACCAGCCTTCAATATACTGCTATACATTTCAGCAATCGCTTTGGGATTTGCACCACTTTGCTTAGCTGCAATCAAATCTTTAATTGCTTTGGCCAATGGAACATCGCCGTCTTCAACTGCATCGAACAATGTCTGAAGTATTACAGGATACTCAGTTGGATCCATGTTCTCGATCTCATCGATAAGTTCTTTCTGAGACCGAACCACACGCATTGCTTCCTCTTCGTTTTCCATTACATCAGCTTCATCCTTGAACATACCTTTGCCCTGCTGCTGCTTGGCAATGTTTGCTCTTTGCTTCAACGAGAAGTAATCCTGAACGTCACTTGGTTCAAAGCCACTCCGCATCAAAGCAGCATAGAGTTCAGAATCTGTAACGCCTTCGAACTCAGGATTAGCTTTGATCTCCTTGATAAACTCAGAAATATCATCAAATATGTCAGTAGACTTTCTCTGTTTCAAATCATTTACTCTAGCTTCACCAAGCATTGCGTCATACATCTTACGCATTGGCTCGCTGATTTCCATTTCAACAGGAGTGCCTTTTATTCCACCATATACTTTTAATAGCCAGCGTTTGAAGTCTTCGAACATCTTGCCCAATGCTCCACTAGGAGCCTTGCCATCATACAGGTACTTCTCAAATCCTCTTGCAAAAGCTTCTGAGGTTTCTTTTGTCCAGTTTGAGTGACCAACTGAATCCATGAACATTTGTTTTTCAACAGCTGTCATAGATGATTCCCAAACGTGCGCCAGCTCGTGCATTGCAGTGGTTATATTTGGGTTAGTTAGCGCAAAAATGATATGCTTACCCTGATCTGTTTTAACTGTTGCACCGTGAGCACCAGCTTGGTTTTGCTGGAATAGAGCCATACCTTCAGCGACTTTGTTAAGACTTTCTTCAGTCAACTCTATCGAGTTAAATAAATCAGTAGGTATATACTCATCACTGGTATTGGCAAGTGCGACTTTCTCAAGAAACTTTGGATCTAACTGACCTACTTCCAAAGGCTGACCAGTATTGATGATAGATTGGCCCTCTCTATTGAAATATACTGGATATTGCTCTGCACTAAGAGTAATTTGTGTTTTAGAATTCAAATAAGTATCTCTTTCGAGTCTAACTGTCTGAACGCTAAAATTAAATTTTGAAGAAAGTTTTTGAGCAATACTAGGTAGTGTTTTATTATAAAACGTATTTATACCTACCTTCATATCTGTCTCAATTGCACCAACTTTTGGACCAACCGCATGTCCGTTAGCCAAGACTATTTTCTTCACGCCATAATCAGCAGCAACCTTCATTGCATGTTTCAAAGCAAGTTCTGCAAACTGCCCAGATTCTGTGATTGGAGTAGTTTTTTTAAACTTGACCATTGCTTCTCTCATTTCTTCTTCACGTGCCAAATAAGAAGATATCTGAGAATCTGAATACCCTTTTTCAACAAGGTCGGCTTTTATTTTCTCTACATCACCTTTTGCTTTGTTTTTTGCAGCATTGCCATCTAGGATTATACTAGACCGCACAGAATCTTTATACTTATATTTTATGTCATCTAAAACTTTTGTTCTAAATTCTTGAATTTTATCAGATTGAATTTCCTGAAGGTATAGAACTCTTTCGCCATTGGACGCAACGACAACTTGTGTTCTCAAATGCAACATTACTTCAGATGGAGTATTCAGAAAATGCTTTAGATTGTAATAAGATATAGTCAATGAGTCACGACTTTTCACAAGTTCTTCTAACTGATTTTCAAGCTGATTCATTTCTTGAGCCATGAGTTTTGTAGGTGTTTTACCTTGAGAACTCTTTTCCATTTCGGAAAGCTTTGAAATTATATTTGCTATTTTCTCATTGTAATCTCTAAGTAATTTGTTAGATGAAAAAGGAAGTGTCAATAAGTGTTCTTTGTAAGTACCTTCTATACTTCCGGGAAATATTGTTGTGTACTTAGTAAACTCATCTAATTGCTCAGTACGCTTCATTTCATCCTTAAGTTCTACATAAATTTTAACTAATGATTTTAAATGCTGTTTATTTTTATCACTTAAATCAGTTCCGTTAAACTGTGCTAAATCAGAAAGTGCTTTCTTAAACGCATCAAACTCTTTGCGTCCAATATATTTTTCGTAAAGCTCTACATTTTCATCCTTGATATCGTCTAAACTGATAATTTCAACTGTACCATCGCTTTTCTTTACAGCAACTGGTTCTACAATTCCCCGAGTATCAAAAGTTTCGTCTACACGCTTGCTATCCTTATCAGAAAATCCAAGTAATACAACATCTGTAACTGTTCTTTTCTGACTTGCTGACTCTGGGTCATAAACTACAAAGCTGGGAATATTTGAAGCCCAGTCCATTAGCTCTTGAGAACTTATGAATTCTTTTCCCTGATTACTCTCAATGAACCCATCTATATCTAGCCAATCTAGTTCTGCGGTTTTAGCGCCGTATTTTGTCAACAGGCTTTTTAAACTCGCAAGTGCGATTCTGTTTTTACCACCAGCTTGCTCAATGACTTTTGCCGATGCGTATGCTGTATTAGAATAAAAAGCTGTGCCTATATTCTTTTCAACTAACTCACGCATCTTTATTTTATCTCTGAGATCCTGCTGTTCCTTTGGACTCAGTTGTTTAAGATTGTCTACAAAGTTGGACGCTGCTGAACCAACGAATAGGTCAGGATTGTTTTCATACCTGCTATAAAGGTCATCGAACTTCTCTTGAGAAACTAATCCAGTATCAACCAGTTCCGCTTGCAATTCCTGCTTGGTAAAGTCACTTATTTTTTTGTAAGGATCATATATACCATTGGCAAAGTTTGCAATTCCGGGGAATGTTTGATAAAACATCTGACGCGCTTCTGCATCAGTTGCTTCTGCCAGATAGGTTTCTGCTTGTTTTGACGAAGCAACTTTCGAGTTTATTGCTTGTATTTTTCCATCTATCTCATTGGATAAGGTTACTGGATCAGGTAAAACAAAGCCTTCGCTTTCCATTTGCATCAGTTCATCAAAATCGTAAAGAACGTCTGTACTACCGTCATCAAAAGTAAATGGTTCCTGACCAAATGCCTTTTCAATAAACTCCATGGCTATTTTGTAATCAGGAGAGTTTACCAACGCAATAAGATTTTCAACTTCTGGGATTGTCAGTGAGCCATCCGAACTAGATATGATATCATTAATTTGCTGCAGTGCTTGAAGCGAATCAAAGTATTTATACAGATTTTTACCTTTTCCTTCCAGATCACTTACCAAGCCTTCTAAACCATCGGCGAATGTTTTTAATTCCTGAAATATTGATTCTGCAAAATTCACATCTACTGGAGCAGCGTTAGCTGCAGTTACCCCAAGTGTTGTCTTCGCAGTTGGCTGTACTTCAGCAACAATCAACTCCTCGCTATTCAGCCCTGCAAATCTGCTTGTGGTTACAAATGCGTTGTGAATACTCTTGAGTCTAGCCAAGCTCTTTGGTCCATAAGAGTCAATGAAGTTGTTGTAAATTAATTCAAGTGCTTTACTGTCGGCTTCAGTCAAGTCATATTTATTCGAAAAGGTTGCGATTGCTGCTGCAACTGTCTTTGGTTCGTGGCTCAAAAACAGAACTTTAGAAATGTCATTGAATACACTAGCATAAGAACCAAACTGAAAGATATTTTTGTCTGCATAAAACTCTACAACATCATTTATCAATTTTTCAGTATTCTCATCTATCACACCCGCAGCTTTAAGTTCTGATACCTTAGTTCTTACTGCAGTAGGAGTAGCAAATTTTGAAGACTCAGGTATCGCAAGTTCATTCTCCATGAACTGGACAGATTGTCTCAAGGCTTTCTGCACTTGAGGTGCTATACTCTTATTGAACACATCACTGTAAGTACCTATATCATTTGTTACTCCTGTATATTTGGCTATGTTTATTAAAATTTCACCCGGTGATGTCATTGATTTACCATTGCCAGTATATAAGTGATTTGGTGAAAACGAAACTTGCGGTAAATTGACATCATCAACAACACGAACGGTCATCAAACCAATGTCAGGATAATTGTCGTAAAGATTTTGATGATCACTAATTGGTATTACTGATTCAATATTAATCATTCTCCCACCCAAGTTAACAGGTCGTTGACGATAATCGAACATGGTTCTCTCACCAAAAAGAGATGTTCTTTTTCCAAAGCTTGGTTTTCTAACATACTCGGGAGTTTTTCCTTCCTGAGCAGCAGTTAAACCAGATGTGAAATCAAAAATACTCTGTAATATAGAAAAGAAGTTTGCTTTGCCACTAAAATCTATATTACCAGTTGTCATGTTGAAATACTTTTTTACTTCGGTATTAGATATTTTAAACGTAGGATCAAAAGCAATAGCTTCACCTTGCTCATTCAAAACAACCCCGGTCATCAAAGCTATTTTTTCTGGGCTAAACTTTTTCTCATTTAGCTGCATGGCTTTCACCATGTTTGGATAAATCTCCGCTGGAACCATTGTAGCAGGACCCTGATACAGTGGAACTAGATTAGGAGACATCTTGAGCCAATCTTGAAACTGCTGTTCCGTTCTCTTCAGCATTTCAATGCGAGTATCCATGAATTGCTGTAGGGTAATGCCAGCACGAGTAGCCTGTGATTCAAATTGTCTTATAGCTACCTCAGCAAACATTCTCTTTCTTCTTAGATTCTGTTTCCATTGGAATGGCTTTTTCATTGATGATGTGAAGCCCCAAACCTCAGCACCTTTTTTCAAGAGATCCTTTTTGTACTTTTCACGTGTAGCATCGTTCTGCTGAATCAAATTAACTGCTTCGTTGTATTTGTTCATGTCCACCAAACCTGCAGCTTTAGCCTTAGCCATTGCTTCAATTTGAACTGGGTCAGCGCCAGAAGCGACTGGTTCACCAGTGTTTTCCATAAACTCCTGTGCAGTAATCTCACCACTTAAAAAACGTGCTGCATCAATCTGTTCATCTTTTATAAATGCGCCTTCTTCCTGTGTGTCTTGAAGAATCTCGGCTACTTCTTTGCGCCTTTGATTTTCCTTTACTAATTCCACTGCCTGTTTCTTAAGGTCAGCCTTACGGTTTTTAGTCGTGGCAGTTGACATTGGAGTTTGGCGAACAAACTTTTCAGTGGCACTAAACGTATTGGAACCAGTATACTTATTAGCAACAAAATTGTTAAAGTCCTTTCTCAGTTTCTGGAAGTCTTTCAAACCAGTTTTGTCATTACCAAAGATATCAGAAACTTTACTTCGGCTGTTCTGAAGCAAGTTTACAATGAAGTTGTCAATCGCATCTTCTTTTGACATTCTACCATCAGAAACCATTTTACCAAAAACTTCATTGAAGGTGGTATTTCTGGCTACAGCTTCACGAACTTTATCGGTAACCGCATCTCTGTTTCTTTCTCTGACTGGTTGGCCAGTATCCATGTCAGTATCTTGTGTGGTGAACAGAGTATCGTCAAAGTCTCTAAACAAAGGAGCCATGTAGTCTGCAACCTTGGCTGCTTTTTTACGAGCCAAGTCTGTGATTACAGCTTTTCCGTTCATGAAGAATGAAGTCAAGTTTATCTTCATCTTCGAGCCCATGTTTTGACTAATCTCTGAAGCCGTGTCCTTTACATTGGTGTCGTCAACTTTAACTTCCTCTGCTACTCCTGTGAAGAGACCAGTTCTTGCCTGAGCATCTGCATCAAACTTTGGATTGTAGCGAGCGTTTGCACTGGCCTCGACTTTCTGAATACGTTCTTTTTTACGGCGTGAGGTTTCAGTTGTATTCTGATAGGATACTTTGTTGTTATCTCTACCTGTAGATGATTCATTCTCGACCTGTGACTTTCTTCTGTCCTCAAGGTTTTTGATTGCAACGTTCTCAACTTTTTCTCTAGAAACAATGCCATGCTCCTTGGACTGACTCTCAACATACTCGACAGTTTTTTGATTCAGTGGAACAAATTCTTCTGTAGTGCTAGTCAAACCCTTTGCTTCCAACTGTCCGGTTTCTGAGTTGTATCGGTATATAACTTTGTTGTCAACTACACCGTTTACGCCAGAAACATAGAACTCTTCTCCCATGTTGCCTGTTCTCTTTTCTACCTGTACACCTTCTGAACCAGCTCCAGAACTTGCGAAGCTGCTTGTGGTAGTTTTTTGATCTGATTCCACAGGCCCTGAGGACATAACAAGCGGTTGATCAACTGGAACCATTGTAGCATTACCTCTACCATCTATAGCTGCAACAGTAGCAGTAGTAGCCTCATAGCCTTCGTCACCGCCACCGTTCCTTGCATTTTTAATTGTAGAGTCCAATAGATCAAGTATTTCTCTGTCAGTTTCAGATATATTTTCACCATAAGTGGATTCCAAATACTGGGCAAATTGTGCTCGTGATTTAAATAGAACGTCAATATTACTTACATTGAAAGTAGAAAATACCAATGAAGTAAACGCAATTGAGCGTAGTGTAAATAATCTTGAATCTTCAGTTTTACCATACGCATTTTCTACAGCTTCAGTTATATCAAAACCATTTTGCTTAAATTCACCCCAAACATTCGCAAATGTCTCTTCTGTAAAAGAACCCGCTGCTCCAGAAACAGTTCTACCAAACATGGTAAACATCTTGCCAAAGATGTTATTTGGCACAAATCTGCCCAACTGTAATACCCCTGTTGCTTTATCATATGCTTGAGTACCCAATTTTTCAGCAACGCCCGAAGTACCATCTTGTCCGGCCAGCTCATAGCTTAGAAAATCTACACCATAAACAGCAGCTGCTTTCTCAAATAACTGAAAAGCACCGACACCAGTTCTACCGTAGCGAGATGCCATATATGTACGAGCAGCCACACCCGCTTGAGATGTAAATACCTTACTTAAAGTTGCAGCGGTAGGTTTAGCATACATGCCAATTTGAATAGCTGCGCCCAATGAACCGATGATACCCTGTGCAAGCGCTTGGTCTTCTTGAACTTCCTGCAGACGGTTAATGACATCAGGATTTACGTACATGCCGTTTTCCTGCAATACTTGAACTGCTGTCGTGAGTTCTTCAGCAGGTGTCAAATATTTATCTCCAGTGAAAACACTAGCTGCATCAGTAACTCCTTTACTCACTTCAGCAACGAAGTTTGAAAACACACCAGTTGCATCAATCTTAGTCAAATCGGCGTTAGTATAGATAATCTTGTTAAGAGCTTTGATCTCAGCTTTCTTTTCAATGATTTTATCTCTTAGGTTACTAGCGTAGATATAGTTAGCTTTTTGTTCATCGGTAGGAAGTGTTTGCATACCGAAAGCGCCAACTGTATTTAGATATAATGTACCGAGCCAACCAGCATCTTTAAGGCGAGCTGCTTCGTATCTTTCGTCTAAGCCCTCTTTAGTATAAACAGCACGACTTGAAGATCCATCAAACCCTTTGAGTTTTTTCTCTAACTCTTCTACTTGTTCGTAGAGAACATTTCGTCTTTCCTTGAGTATAATTCTGTCGGTTTTCTTTTCACCCTGCATGGTTTGAACAAAAACCTGCTGAGCTTTTTCTTTAGCTTTACCTTCAAGTCTGCTTCCATTTACATCGAAGAACTCTTGTTGAGGTATTGCGTTGAAACCAAAAAATCCGCTATCACGTTTAATCTGTTCTATCTGAGACTTGAGCGCCTGAACTTTTTTCAGTTGTTCTGGGCCCAGTTCAGTATTTCTCATTGGAAACTTAGGAGCAGATGCGTATATTTCCTGAATTTGATCATACAGACTGGAGATTTTCTTTTCGTCTTCAGATAGCTCAGACAACGCTTGGTTCTCACGATTTTCATCGTACTTAGAACGCATCACACCCTTAGCATCTTTGTAGAATCCAAGTTGCTTTCTCTTATTCTCGTATGAAGTAAGTCCAACGGACCTTTCATATTGAAGTTTATATCCGTTTAGAATTTCGTCTATTTCATAATCACGCAAGCCTTGCTTCGTAAGTAACTCTACAAGTGTCTCTTTGTTTAAAGCGTTATATCCTTTACCTGCGGTATATGGCACATCAATGTTGATTGAATTGCCCATGTCAGATTCAAATATAACCCTACCCAAATCTTCTTCGGATAAGTTTGAAATAGAACCGGCGTTGGGATTTTCATCAAAGACAGTTCCAGATTTTCCAATGAAGTCTCTTTTAACAACATCTGAACCTTTTGCGATTCGCATTTTGCTGTAATCTTCAGAGCGACTAATTAGAGCTCCTATATTACCACCTTCTATAACAACTGGTTTCAATAAGTCATTGACAGTTGAATAGCCAATCTCTTTTAGTTTAGCGCCGTACTTTCTTTGATAAGCATCCCTGTTTAAAGGGTCCTGAAGGTAAGTGTAAAAATCCTTTGGAGTTTGAAAAGGTTGGCCATATGCATCTACTGCAACACCATTAGACTTCAACTTGTTGAACTGGTCTTGTGCTTCCCGTAGCTATATTCTCACCAGTGAACTGAGTCTTTTCATATTCTGATAACCCCCCGCTAATTTTTGTATCGAAATCATTCTCGCTTACAAACTGGAAATACTTGCCTAATACTGATTTCTTTTCGTTGTAGAACTGAGATCGCTGTGCTGGGTCAGCTAGAACAGCTTCTAGTTCTTCTTTACTCTTGATGAAAGTATTACCAAAATATATGACATCACTGTAATCCTGCTTGGTAGCGGTATACAAAGCATCTATGTCAAAACTTGAACCTGATAGTGTCTTTAACTCCTGTTCTCTAGCTGCAATCTGCTCCTGAGTAATTTCAGGCTGCTGCTCATTCATCGCTTTTACTATGGGAACATCTTGTTTTGGTTGACCTGAAATAGCTTTTTCCAACCCAGCTTTAAAAGAAGATGTTGTTTTTTTAGGTGCAGTAATATCTACTCTACCTTCTAAAAAACTTTCTGGTTTAGTACCAGTAGTAGAAGTATTGATTACAGGCTTACCCCCAATCGTAAGTCCCCCTTGTCCGGAGTTAGGTTTTTTCTCTTCAGGCATATTACAAATATAACACCTGAAGAGAAAACTATTTTAATGATAATTTATTTTTACTTGATATCGTCTTGGTCACGAACACCGGCCATGATCTTGAAGAAAGCAGCGTCCCAGTTTTGCAGACTTTCATCACTCCAGTTACTTCGTTGGGTGATTTGAGATAGCAATGGAGAACCACCAGTAGTCTTTTGCTTACGAGAGGCTTGCGGTATAACCCATCTACCACTTGAATCAGGTTGGTAAAGAGGTATAGCATAGCCACCAACACCAATTTCAGGAACTTTCGATACGTTCAGCTGACGTTGGTTTCCAATAGCAAAAGGGAACATCAAATACTTTGTGCCAGCTGCGTCGGCAGCTTTTCGCTCTTCAACAGTCATTGGTCTAAGATAAGTTACTTCTTTTCCATTTTCCGTATACTTTGCAGTAATCGCAGGGAAAATTGCAATGTGACTTATTTTAAAGTCTTTTTGTACTGATTCCGAAGTAAACGCAGGTACACCCCTGGCCATATCAACTATGTAAGAATTCGTTGCAATTTGAACATCTGTTCCACCCGCATCGCTAGAAACTGCAGCTGATAAATCAGATACCAAGGCGTTTGATGTTCTTTTGTAGTTTGCAGTTAACGGCCCCACAGTGAAATCCGTAGGTGCGGTTTTTTTATTCGCATCTACAAATACTGAAACGTTAGTTCTGTTGAACAGCTTGTCTTGATTTTCATACTTGGCCGGGATGTTTGGAAGAATTGTTTCATTGAACAATTGATTATACAAATCATCAAACGTCATTGCATAAGGGTCCAGCGCATCAGGCTTGCCGTCGGAAGCAAGCTGTGCTCTATACTGTAGTTGGGCATTTGGATTTTTTGTAAACCAGTCTTTACCTAAATCAAATGCGTTTGTATCCTCCTTTACATCAGGGTTTGTCTTTTTTAATTCCAAAGCCTCTGCTCGAGTCGCAGGAATACTTATGTATCTGTCGATTTCTATTCCCTCTTTACTAGTTGTCTTTTTTTCAGATATAATTACACCTTGCGTCTTTAGATCAAGGACAGTTGGGTCATTAAAGATTTTTGTAAAGTCATATCTATCATGGAATAAAACTTCAGGGAGAATAAATCCATCACTAGGTTCAATCGGCTCTACATAACCATCCGCAAACATCTGGGGATTTCTTTGATATATACCCAAAAGTTCTTCTTTACTTTTTGCAGTTTTCAGCGCTTCATACAACATCTCCATACCCGGAGAAACAAAAACATTTGATTTTTTAGTCTGTGCGTTTTGTATCTTGTCTTCAATGTCAAAAAAGTATTTTGAATCGTTCAGATAATTATTCCTCTTTGCCTTTAAATCAGCTTCACCTTGATAAGACTTTTCTATTACATTTGAGTCTTTTTCTTTTTCAGCCCTAATTAGAGTTTGAATAAACTTGACTGTTTCATCCTTATTATCATTAATGAAAACATTATGATAAGCATCGTTATCTACAGTTACCCTGCTTCGAATTGCCTGAAGTTCTCTAGCCTGTCTATCTAACGCTGCGCTGTCATCTACTACAGGAGCCTTAAGTTTAGGAAACTTACCTGTTGCGCCTATTGCTGCACCTAATGAAAATCCACTTGCCATTTTTATTGTTTATTAAGAACCACCAGCCCCTACCGAAGCAGCAATGTTTTCACTTCCTCTTTTGATAGCTGCGCCCGCTGCCTTCTCAGCGTATGTTCTGAAATCTCTAGAAGCTTTAATATCCTTTTGGGTAATTAAGCTCATCGCTCGATTCATGCGTTCTACACCGGACATAGCAAGTTGCTTTTCAGCTACATCTGCTTGTGTTATTCTAGCTTCTCCTGTTGTTCTATCAATTGCTGCAGTACGACCAAAAAAAGCTGAAGCCTGAGGTGATCCTTGAGCAACAGCATTCATGCGCTGAGCTTGCGCTCTATTGTTTTCCATACGCATTATGCCTCGCTGTTCGCTTCCGATACCCTGTTGCATGTTATTTTGGTATATGGATTTCATTTCAGCGTATGGACCTTTCGTAGCTAAATACCCCGGGAAAGGTAAGCGGTTTGCTTTCCTTAATTGAGATATTCCAATTGCCATTTGAAGTAATCCCATTCCAGCAGATACCGAACCAGCAAGACCGCTGCCACCGCCACTACCGCCACCACCAGATACAGTTTTAGTAGCAGGGGTAACACCAGACATTCTGGTAGCGCCACCAATAGCGTCACCAACGGCCCCAGTAGCTCCAGCAGCTGTACTGCCACCACTAGCTCCTAAAATAACTCCACCGACGCTCATAATTATTTTAACATGTATTGAATTCCTTGAACTAAATTCTCAGAGCCGGTGGCAATTGCTTGACCGGCTGCTTCCTGAGCCATTAACTTGTACTCTCGTTTAGCTGATACTTCACGCTGTTGTATTGTGCTTATTTCATCTGCTGATCTAGTCATACCTGAAATAGCAGCCCTTCTATAACTTTGATCCATCTTACTTAAATTTACTTCGGTAGATAGTCTGTCCAGAGCCCCAATCCTAGAGGCAGCTTGACCTGCAAACTGAGGTGTTGTCTCAGCAAGTGAACGTAATGTTTTAGCTGTTTGACCTGCAGTTTCTTTTCTAACTCCACCAAGCGTATCATCTCCCAAACCTTCTTGATACTGCTTGCGATACATTTCCATGTTTTCGTTAGCGTACTGCATTCCAGAAGTGTAATCAGGAAAAGGAAGTTTCCTAGCTTTTCTCAATTGATTATATCCAACTAACATTTGGATACCACCAGCTATGCCACCAATGGATTGCCCAACAGCTTTACCTGCTCCTTTTGCCAAGTTGGCCAGCATCATTATTGTCATTGGATCCATAATTACAAATTTAAGTTTTTTTATTTGTTATACAATCTTGAATTTGCTCTATACTTAACTACGTAATTCACCAACTTCTGGAACAGGTTGGGAGCAAACGTCAACTTAACCTTTAGGAACCTGCCCCACAATCTAGAAGTATCGCCAGAATTGATACCTGTGACAGTAGAGTCATTCTTTACAGGAGAGTAGTAAAAGTCTTCCAGCTCTTCAAACTCACCACTTGTCAAGAAAGAGACATGGTCACGTGTACCAAAATCAACTCTCTCAGGAGTAGTATGAGTAACCACTTGAATGGCTTCGAAAGTTTTACTGAGGTTAGGATCAATGTTTACTACACCTTCGATGTGGCCATTATACAGCGCTTCATAGAATGTGTTGTAGTTACCTGAATTGTGAACGTAAATTTTGTTCTGTTCGTTTGGCTTGGTCGTGTAAACGGTATTTCCACGAGTAGTCATAATGTTTGGCCAAGCTGATTGGAAGCAGATAAATCCGTTCTTCACTTCATCATATACCAAGGTAAATATCTTGTAATACTGTGGGTGAGTAGCAGGTGTTCTTCTTGCCCACAAACTTGTATAGCTTGCACCTAGGCCCGGAACCGTATTTATGGTATCTACGCCTGATGATATTTTCTCATATACATATGGCACACCGCTTATATCTCTTTCGGCTGTATCGAACTCACCGTAATAATTAAAGCCAGTGCCGTCTCCCTGATGACTAACTTTTACCAGAGCCCCAAGCGGATAAGACTTCACAGGCAAAGTATAAGTCGAATCATTATAAGTCTGAAACTCCGGGATAGTTGGGTTAACCGCCTTGAATGTAAACATGGCTTCATAAAACCTTTGGTTATATCCCGCAGTAACGCCTTCACCAGAAATTGGTCTGAGTGAATCAGTATGCCATGTAGTGTTGTTGATCAAGAATGACATCAAACCCTTGTCAGAAAGCACTCGAGTTCCATCTCCACCAAAGCGAACGATCTTCTTGGTTTCAGAATTGTACCAGTACAAGTTTTCATCACCACTGAAAGTCTTACCTTTTACTACACTTCGTTTGTTGGTAGAACCAAAGCTGCTCAACTTCTGGCCCTTGTTTGTCAAGACTCCACCAGAACCCAATACGATTTCTGTACCTTGATCACTCACCAACATTTGTGAATCGCTGATGTAGTGACGTATGAAAGCATTTGGCTGAAGGGTGTATAGGTTACCATTAATGGTTTCCAACTCAATAATCTCTCCGTCGTTAGTCTCCAAGTCAACTACGTCAATCGGTTTGAAGATTCTATAGTTGTCTTTTTCGGAGCCAGTGCTTTTGATCTGAGACCAGCGGATTGAGGCGGGTCGTTTTCCATCCCAACGATTATCTGCATCATATCCGTTTTCAGTAAACAGATTGTCTATGACGTTATATTGGGAATCGTAATTATTCTGATTGTCTACTTCAGGCCACTGTTCTAGCCAATAAAGCAAACCTGTTCCCCAAGATCCTTGAGGTAGCTCGGCGTAGGTAACTACGTTTGAACCTAAACTAGCTATTGTCAGCGTTGGAGACCAGTCTCGGATATACGCATTACCTGCACGTTTGTAACCAGTTTCATTTAACCCGGTGATAGTTGTTTCCAAATACTGAGGGAAAACATATCCCGGGCCAGCGTGTTCCAAATTATGTTCTATTGTATGGAACATCTGAGTATTTGAAACATTCTGAGAATAGAAAGAGTAGGCCAATCCAAATCCATAGTGCAGACCGTTGTACGTACTCATTCTTATTTTAAGTGTGCTCTTCTGAGTAAACACATCTCCACCAAAAACTTCTACGTTGTTCTGAACCCCACGCTCATTTCCAGTGAGAATATAAATTCTTTCGCATACGTTCCAGAACCAGTTGGGTATAAACCTACGGCTCCCGGAAAAGTTGCTTGCATGCTACTACCTAATTTAAAAACAGTACAGCTTTTCATACTGCTGAAAAAAGGAGTTGCAAAAGCTACACCCTCAGGTGGAACACTGATTCCATTTTTAACTTTATCGGCTATGTCCCAAGCTGTAACTTCTCCAGTAAGAAAACGTCTAGAATTTAAAATACTAATGTCTGTGTAAGGAACCAAGGTAGTATTAAAACACCCAGTGTATTCTTGATATACAGATTCGAAATCTCCTGTGCTGAAACCCTGAAGAGTTAATTCATCACTTGGTATCGGAACCCCCAAAACTTTTAACTTGTCACCTGCTGCAAAGTCATATTGTGTCTGATTAAAGTAGATATCAGGAGAATGAAAATAACCAAAAGCAGACGCACCTGTACTACCGAGCTGTATATCGTTCTGATACGAAGTTGTTCTAAAGTTTAAGCTGTGGTCTCTTCTACAGTAGTTTTGAGGATAACTAGAAAAAGTATAGCTAGGTGTTCTTGCAACATCTTTGTGGTACGGTATCAAGTGTGTCTGACCGAGTGAATTATTATCAAGAACACCGCCGATTAGAATACCAGTGGCCAAAACCTCAGGGATTCTATCTGCTCGAACAATTCTATAAGCTTTTATCAACTTGTGCAGTGGCTCATTATTCACCTCGTAGCTCAAATCGATATTTCCAAACTTAGGATAAACTACATTCACCAATGTAGAATCCAAGTCAGTCATATTCGTAGTGGTGATGTTGTTGGCGCTTCTTCTATTTGGAAGAGTCACGTTAGTCGCAGTTGTGTCAAAGCGGATGTCATCAAGATAATATGGAGCAGACCACTTTCCTGTTTCTTTCCACTGAACCTGAATCCCAAAACGATAGGTATCATTCATCATGTACCCTGTACGAGTTAGTACATTCTGAGGATCCTGATATTCTCCAAATCGATAGTGCGGATATGTTCTATTGCAGTCGTTCTTACCAAAGCGATTACTCTTGCCTACAGAAGTAATTGTTTTTACTTCTAGAGAGTGTGTTATTTGCTGAGCCCATGCAGTGAGTTCCGCATCAACCAGCTCATCGATGTTGGCCAGAAACAATCGGTTTGAGTTTAGTCTCAGACTGCTTACCCTAGTTACCTTGGCCGTTAAAGCGAGAAGCTCAGGTATAGACAGCGGAAAATTATCTTGGCCGTTGTTACTATGAATTACTTCTATTGAAGTTTCATTGTTCAAACGGTATCTCTGAACCATGGTGGCAGTGAAGGTTTCGCCTTCATACTCAATGGCAACTAACTCAAAGTAAGTAAACTCACCGGGAGGAATATTATTAACCTGTAGCTTAATTGCTTTATTGGTTAATGTGCCCGGCTGATCACCTTTGATCAAGGATGGTTCATTAGTATTTGCTTGGAATACGTTGATGGGACCAGTTGGATACAGGTAATCTGTTCCAACAAAGTCATCTGTTACAAAACGACCAGTGTAACGCTTGTTACCGCACAAAAGTGATCCCCCACCCTCAACACTGGCGATGTACTGCATTGTAGCTGCAGGAGTATCTACAAACAAAGTTGTTTGCTTGTCAACTTTTGCAATGTCAATCTCTCCACCGTTTGAACTGAGTACTCCATCCTGAACATATGGATATGGAACACTCAGGGCCCTTGGTCGATTAACTCCGTCTGTCCAGTAAATATTTACATCCTGTGTACGCTTTTCAACTTGTGCCTGAATTTGATAATCGACATTAAAGTTAAGCTGCTTGGATCTAAGTAGACGAGTATAAGTATAGGTTTCGGTAGCAGGATTAAACTGAACTACACCTACTTCACAAAGGCTATTGTATGGAGTGTAGTATGTCGCAGCGAGGTAATTGCCAGTGGCAGAGAATACTATTGTGTCGTTGCCAACGCTCTCCATTCCTATGATTTTAAACTTAGGCGAAGCTGCTAGGAAACTTATATACTCAGAAAGCTGAACAGTGTAGTCGATTAGGTTTCCTGTCTCTAAGATTTCAAAATCAGTAAAGCCAGAATTTGTTACATCGAAATACGCTGTAGTACCTGTGACATATGTAACAGTGCCGTGCGTGAACCCGCCCGATAATCCGTTCAACATAGTCTGCACTTGAGTTGCAAGACTAGTCATCGGCGAAAGGTCAATGGTCTGAGTCCCAGTGCCAGCTGTGGTGAAGTCAATCTTGTTGATTAGAGTAGACTCAGTATACAGCTCTATCGTTGTTGGGTTGATTACTTTTACGTAGTATGCTGCCCCGCTCACCAAAGGCGAAGGAGGTGTTCCACCAACGTTGAGATACCCCACAACTTGACTATTTGCTAAACCGTGTGGCGCACCAAAAGATATTTGATCGGTAGTGGTATTTACGCTGGAGATCAATATCGAAGATCCAACATAACTTCCAGTAAAACTACTTGGGCCAAGAACAATCCCAGAACTATTTATAACAGAAACGGAACCGCTAAAGCTATAAGGATACTCGGCTCTCAAGTAAACACGCCAAGTACTTACGCTCTCAGTTGGGTCAGGAATAGTAACCTTTAACGCATTACCAAAAACTGGAGAAATACCAGTCATGTTAGCACCGGCATCGTCACGGTGTCTAATATTTTGGGCATCTATATAATTACCACCAGATACCAACTGCAAGTCGGTATCCTTGTCCATAAAGCCGTTCTGAAGTAGTCTTACTATCTGGGACATAGTTACATGTTAGCTGCTCGTTGAAGTTGGTATTCACGCTTGTAGTTTTCCATCACTGGAGCATAGCGTTCAAAATGTCTGCGAGAATACTTCCAGCCAATGTATGCTACAAGCATACGCTCCCACTGATCTTTGAGATATACATTTCCAGCTTGGTCAACAGGAAAACCTTTGTACTCAACGACAAATTTGGAACCATCTGGTATTTCTAACGCAGACGCAAATATTACATGCTCGTTCTGGATTTCGTAATCATAGTGTTCACAGTACTTTGCACCTTCGCAAGTACGAACTTCTATAATTCTCACCCAGCCTTCAGGCAAAGGAAGTCTTGAATCGATGACTTCGTCAGTGGCTGTAAAGTAACGCATGTTTTCACCAGAGCGAAATGTCTTCAGTACTTGATTAATAAGTACTTTAAACCACATTGCGTTTTCGGAATAACTAACTTGTAGTTCTTCACACGCAGCTGCTATAACATCTTCGATCTTCATCTATTAGTTCGGTTTATTTGGGATTGTATCTAATGAATCTGAAACCACATCAGCCGTGCGAACCATTTGTCTCAATAGATCGTTGGTTATTGCAGTAACAATATCATTTTCCAAAGCAGCATCTATGGGATATTGGTCAACATCCGGACGATAGTTTGGAACTTGAGTAGGGTCATTAAACAACGCTTTGACCAAAAGCTTGCGCTGCTTTGGATTTTTGTAAACGTTGATGTAAAACTTTCCGTCATAGTCAGCTTGATAATCCCAAGCTATTCCTTTTTCTTTTTGAAAAATAGAATGCATAGACAGAGCCGTATAGTTTGAGCGAATACGAAGAAAGGGCTTTTGGCCATTAACGTGCCCAACATATACAAAACCATCATGTCTATCATCAAGCCTAATAACAGTGGGACAAGGAAATCTAACAACATCACAATCTGCTTCTACTTCTGCTTCTAATAATTCTACACTGTAAGCTTGTACACACGCTTCATTGATTCGGTCAAACATTGGTTGTCTACTGGTAGCAGACAAAATAGATGCTCTAGCTATATGAATCCTAGACTCGATGTAAAGGGAATCATAACGCATTTCATCAGTAGTGTTACCACCATTTACATTACTAGTAATACGGTGTACAATTTCTGGTAGTGTACTCATTTATTAGGGGTTCAGTGCTATGTCTTGAGCAGAACTCTGACGAAGCTCGACATCTCGAACTTGGCCAGCGTAGGTCATTACACATTCGTCAGCTAGACGATATAGGAACTTTTCTGTATAAGCTGTTATCTGAGTTGCCCCAGTCGACAGAAAGATGTGGCCAGTCGCAAGGGTAGGTTGAGCAAAGTAGTCAATAATTATCCCATTGGCTTGAGGAAACAAGTAAAGAGATTTGTTATTTACACTTCCAACTACACGGTTTTGCAATTGATATTTTGGATGAAAAATAGTAGGTGCATGATATACGTCACGCTTTCTATCCGAAAAATAAGGAGTAGCTTCAAAAGTTCTAACTAGGTAAACTGGAGCAGCAGCATCAATTGTCGTAGCAGTAGATACTGTAAAATTCAACTTGGTTGTTGCTATAACTGTTCCGGTCACAGCTAATACTTTGATCTGATCCCCAACTCTTACAGTATGACCACTGGATGAAAAGACGGTTGTGTACGGACCCGAGCCAGTGGTCATACGAGTAAGAGCACCCAGAAGGGTATCGTAGGTACAGGCAACACGAAACAAGTGCATGTATGTCCTGTCCAAGCTAGACAAGTCGATGTAAGGAGCAGCGACTGCCTTGACTTCATCTTTAATTAAAAGGCTCCACAGTTCATCGTAATCCTTTTGAGAATCCAAATCCCTGTAAACCCTTTCACATAACCGATAGATAGTATCTTCAATAATGCGATCGGCCTTTGCAGTGTCAATGTATGCACTGTAGGCTTTATCGATCTTTTGTTGAAGAAGCGTGTAAAATTGTGCCCCGGTCATTTAACACAAATGTACAAAAATTTATTTTAATCTGATATATCTTTTTGCTTCTTAAGTTTTTCTACCTTATCCTTGTAAAATTCAATCATCTCTACCATTTCTTCACTGGTGAACTTCCTTACTTCTTTGGATGCTTTTACTACTTGGTCGGCCATGCCTTCTCCGTAGATTTTATCCAGCCTTTTGCCATACTCATACTGCATTCCGCTCATGCCGACATTGCATGCGTAGCATTGAGGAGCACAGTTTCTCTCCAGATATCTAGTCGACATGAAGCGTCGGGATTGAAAGTGACCATTCTGGATAGCCTTGTAATGATGGGGGTTGTCGCAAGTGAAACACTTCACCATTCCTTTGGCATCTGAATTCTTTAAACGAATGTACAATGAGAAGATAGTGTCTAGTTTTTTAGTCAACTGAGAAATGCTCATGCGTTTCTTCTCACGCTTGATTGCTCTCCGTTCCTTTGCTTTTTCGTCACTTGCTTTTTTAACACAAGTGGCGCACAACTTTTTAGACTTGTTGGCGTAGGGACGATTTCTTTTGCAGCCGGAGCATACGGTTTCCTTTACGGGTTTTTCTAAAACCCCTTTGACTGGAATCTTTTTTTGTTTTTTCTGTACCATAAACTTTACTTTAAACCAAAAACCCCTCTGTTGAGGGGCCCTTGGTAACTATGAAGAACAATCGTTATACTGTTAAAGCATCAACAATTGCAGCTTTCTTGGTGCGATTCTTCTTGATCTCTTGGATTTTTTCAGTAACCACTTCGGTGACATCCTCTTTGGTCATGTCATCGAGCTTTTCGCTAGGTTCTGTGATAACCTTATCCACTTCAACTTTAATGAAGCCATAGAAGAAGTCTTTGTCGCTCTGACACATGTCGATGACATCACGCTCGTTGCTTCCGAGAGTTCTTCCACCAACACGGTAGTATCCATTTTCAAGTTTGATGATACCCAAGGTGATTGCCTTTTGAGCATACACCTTCACTTTGCGATCTGTATCAGCAGACTCGTAGAAATGAACGAATACGTTCTTGCGAGTAATTGCGTCACCTGTAAGGTTTGGACCAATCAGACGACTAACAAGTTCTTTGTGAGTTAAACCTCTAGCATCAATGCCTAAGGCATAGGCCAAATCAGCTTTTTCCTCAAATGACAAAGCCAAGCACTTCAACGCAATATCCAAGTTTTCGGTGAGCGTTTCTACTTCGTTGTCAACAATCTTATGCTGCAGAACACAATTGAACAGACCATTGATCAAATTGGGGTTCTGATGACCTTCAGTCTGAACCAATGGATGGTTCATGTAAAAGTCAACTACTGCCATTTCGAATGGGCTGCTGTCATCGTAATCCAGAGTGTAAACTGAAGCGCCGTCAAGCAATACATCAAATTGCTTCATGGAGGCATCAAATTCAAAATCTGATACCACACGCTTACCGTTTTCTACACAGTAAAGATGTTTACGAGAAACTTTGTCATAGTAACTGCCCTGAAGGGTATACGTGCCCTTGGGAGTTCGTGCCGATAAAAGTATTTTACGGATCATAAATATTTTAACGAAGATAGGTGTTTTTTGTTAAAAACAAAAAAAGGGGGAAGCAAGTTCCCCCTTTTTACAAAACTCCAGATTACAGGTTGTAAGCAGGAGTGGTGAACGGAGCATCACGGAAGGTTGTACCCAACGCAGTGATCAAAGTAGACTGAGTGGTGTTAATCCAAATAGTCTGCTCGAGGTACTCTTGGCCAGCGTTAACGTGACCAGAAACATTACCTTGCTTTACTTTGAAAACAAATTTGGTATACAGTTGACCAGTGGTAGCACTAGCCAAACCACGAGCTTGCAACTCGGCAGCCAAACCATAAGGCTTAGCGAAAGCTACAGTCTGAGCAACTGCCAAAGTACCAGCACCGATGCTAACACAGTTGATGTTCTGAGGAACAGTTGTGTTAGAGGTTACAGTTACCAAGGTAGTGCCATCAGTAGCGGTTACACCATAAGGTGCGCCGATAGCGTTGATAGCAGCGGTCAAACCTGCAGTGATTTCAGCTACAGTAGCAGTACCATCAGAGGTATACGTAGCGCTGAAAGTCAACAAGTTTGGACCGAAGTAGCCCCAATCAGACTCTTTGTACACCTGAATGTTCACAGTGTAAACTGTGTTATTCGCAGCAGTAGGAGTCAAAGTTTGGCTACGTGAAGTACCAGCAACGCCGGGGACAATCTCCATACCAAAGACACCAGCTACATCCATAGGAATAGCTTTCAAGGCATCTATGTTGTTGATATCAACACCAACGCGAACGAAGTGCAACTTACCGTTATCAACGGCAAGAGTAGTTGCACCATTAAACAAAGCTTGATTTTGCATTTTCTCTAAAAAATTAAGCGATTAATTCAACCAATCCGCAGCGCTCAGCAGCAACATACAGACCGCAATCAGAAAGAATGTGGAAGTCCACACCGTCAACATCGCTAGAAGACAATGAACCGCTCAAACCATTAGCAATTGCTTGCTTGATGGTAGAAGGATTAGAATCTTGCAAACCGATCATACCCGGTACGTAAGCAGCCAACATCTCATCATTGTTGAAGTGATACTTCTGCAATGGAGAAATTGTACCGCTACCATCAGCAGCAGGGATTGGAGTCATATCCAATACATACATGCTGTGAGACATACGAGGCTTACCAGTAACACCAGACAAATCACCTTTGAATGCATCGTCATCCAACAAGGCCCAGCGAACAAAATCGATCTTAATACCAGCATAGCTGTAAGTCATAATGTTCAAACCTTCTACGGAAACTCCACCCAAGGTGTTGGTAGTACCAGCATACTGGATGTAAGCAGACAACAAGGTTTGCAGACGAGCCATCATAGCAGTACCCATCAATGCGATGAGGTTACGGCCATTTTCAGCGCTCTTGCGAACCAATGTTTCCAAGAAGTCGTTAAACTGAGTCTGGGTGATTTCAGCAGTCAATGGAAGGTAAGTACCGCCATTGTTGATGATAGACCAGCGTAAACCAGCGGTGGTGTAAGACTCACCTTGAGGACCGGCAACGATCGCACGTTCAGAGAACGCATATTTGAATTCCAAGCTCTTAGAGAACTTACGGAGAGTCAAATCGTCATAAGAACGATACCAGAAATCACCTTGCCACTTCACGAAAGAAGAGGTGCGATCACGACGTGCTTGGCTTGAGCTTTCACGAGTGATAGCAGTGTAGGTGAAATCAGTCTGTGGAACGAAGTTCAACGGAGTTTTACCGTTGCTATAACGGTTTGCACTTGAGTCAAACAACGACTTACAGATAGTACCTACCAAAAAGTGGTTAGCAATAACCAAAGTAGTGCTCACACGCTTTACGATGATCTGGTTAGAACCAGAAGAAGGCTTGTCAATTACGATAGCCTGAACCATATTAGCGTCAGCAACGATGTCTCCAACACGGAAGTTAGAAGCATCATCTAAGGTTACTAGCAAAGCTTCACCTACAGCATATCCAGTTGGAGTGGTAGGAGCAGCAGCGATACGAGAATAAACAGAAAGATT